TGATGGTACGCTCTTTTTAATACAACTAATATGTGTTTTAGTGTGTTCCCTTCTGGATGCCATTCAGGGTTTTGTTTTGCTCCCCATTGTTTGAATAACAATTTCTTTAATTCATCAGGTAAATTTTTAACTAACTGCTGAGGTGTTGCGTAAAGTTTGTCTTCCTCTTTTAATATTCTTCTTATTGATTGTTTTAGACTCATAATAATAAATATCATATATTTATGATTATATGAAATACTTAATCACAGAAAATCAGATGAAACCTATTCTTCATAAACTCCTTAATTCGGTTTTTAAGGGGTTTGATGATATCTATTATGATTGGGCTAATTACAACTGTGGTATGGGTGTTTGTTGTGACCCATACGCTATAGGGTTTGTATTACCTAAAAATGATTACGATGATTATCTGTTTATGTTGGTCGACAATGAAAATTGGGAGCCTAACAGTAATTACCCTAAAGAATTAAGTGACGAATTACCTGAAATATGTTATGAATCGCCTGATATTAAAAATCCTGACTTTAATTTGATTGTTTTTTATGAAGTCTTCTCCGAAGAGATTGAAAACTTTTTAGGTCCTCAAGACAATTGGAATTTTGAGTTAATTGATTTGATAAACGAAATGTTTGGTTGTAATGCAACAAAAATAATCTTCATATGAAGTATATCATAACTGAAAATCAACTACATAAACTGAATAAGGAAAATGTGAATCGCGGCAGATTCGGTCAACTTATAGAGGACATGGTTACTGAGTTCATTGGTCCTTCTAAAATTTGTGATATTGTAGCAATGTCATCCGAAATCAAAGGCGATAAAAAAAATTTTTATATAGTAGTTGTATTAACAAATAATTATGTTAGATATAATTTAAGTGGTGAAATTAGGAATTATGTTAAAACTTTTTTACCTGTCAACCTTTTTGTTAGTATCGATGAACGTACTTGTAATCCTCATGCTAGTTATTAAGAATTAGAAATATCCTCAATATAAACTCTTCCCCCGAAATATTCTGATATCACATATCTTCCGAGTGAATTCTCTCTGATTGTCATATAATGAAATCTATAGTCCTCACCAAATGTGTCAAGTCCGACCCATTTGATTTTGTTCTCTTTTACTTCACAGTCAAGTGTTAAAGTTCTCTTGTTGTAGTATTTGTTGTTGATGTAAACTGTTGCTATCATATCTCTTATTGTTTCTACAAAGATACAACGCAAACAAAAAACCCACAACCTGTTAAAGTGTTGGTTTTATTTTACTAAATATAAAGTATTTATTGGTAGAGATATTTAATAGTATGAAGTATTTTATTACAGAATCACATTTTAAAGAATATGTTCGTTTGTTATCTGAACAGGATGAACATGATTATTTAGATGATTATGATGATGAAGATTTTATTGAGGTTTTCTTCGAGTACTTCAGACCATGGGTAAAAACTAACCATGGTGAAGACGCTTCAAGATATCCAATGTCATACTTACTAAAAAAATACTTAGTGGAGTTTTGTAAATATGTGGGAAGTGATGAAATTGATGATGATGATGATTATTGGTCATATACTCAATTAGAAAAAATTGGTAGGGAAATAGTTATTAGATTACAACATAAACTACCTTCTCTATTACCGTCACATAAGTTTACTGAAAAATACACAAAACAAATAGATTTTATAATTAAAAATTTAAAGCTACCTTCTTGGTTGAATATATCGTTAACTGAGGAGAGACCTTATAATATCATAGTTAATTTTAAAATTGATTTTGATTTGTATTTAAAATCTGAAAATGATGATAGTGTTTATGATTATTTTGAGGAATTTAAATCTTATGTAAATCAATTTATGGGGTTTGAGGAAGGTAATCCTTCACATGGTCATATTAAGTTTGATAGTGATATAGAACTATTAAACAATCCTTTTAGTAATCCAAAGTTTGTTAAAGAGTTTAAATCCAAAATCAAATCTTTACCAGGTGGTGAAACAATACATATGATAAAAATATCTTACGACCAAAGTAGATTAAAAATCCATTTAAGTAGTAAAACTCGTCAATATATTAATTGGCCCGCAAGAGATAGATTCAGAAACATTGTTTATCAAATGTTAGAAAAAGAAGGTTATAATAAAGAAAAATTAAACATAACAATTTAAAATAAAATGAAAAAGAATAAAATGTATTTAGCCAATTTACTTTCAGAACAAAGACATTTGTCAAGTAAATTAACATTAAGAGAACAAGATGAAAAAATTGTTGAGTCAAAGAAAAATGAAATAATTTCCACACTTGAGCAATTAAAATTAGCTCAAACAGGTATGTTGGCGTCGATGAAAAAAGGTGAGATTGACAAACAAATAAAAGAGGTCCAATCTATCAACACTAAAAAAGTTTGTAATGGAAAAGAACTCGATGTTGAAATATCTAAGAAGTTATCAGATGCCGAAAACAAACTTAAAGAATACGATAATCAGTTGGAGGATTGTAAAGAGGGTTGTAAATCAAAATTAAAAGCTCATATTACATTTATTAGAGAGTTTTGTGGTAAACAAGGTTCTCAAGTCACTTCATCATCAACAACATTATCAAATAAAACAGGTAATGTTGCACCTCCACCTCAGATTGATAAGTCAACAACAGACACCTCAAAAAAATCTGATACAATTGTAAAAACTACAACGACAACCACAAGAAGTTATGGGGCAGGTTCTATTGAATCTTTTGTTTAACAACAATATAAGGAAGATTAATTTCTTTTTCAGATATGACAAACAACTCTTCAGGTATTAATTTTTTAAGTGTTGAGTTTAGATTATAAATAATATATTGTTTATAGTTTTGTCTTATGAATTTATTCAGAGCGTAAAGTTTCTCACTATTTTTATAGTCAATTATGATTTCAATGTGGTATTTTTCACCAACTTTTTCGATTGTAAAATTTTTTGTTTCGTAACCAACAATTGTTTTAATATTTTCTAATATTATACTCATTTTGCAAATATATAACAAAAAATTGGATTTTAAAAACTATTTATAATAAAATAATAATCATGTGTTATACTAAAGAACAAATAGAAAAGGCCGTTAAATCTAAAGGATATAAATGGTTTGAAGACACGTCAAACAAAAGTTATGATGTGAATATTGTAGGTGTGAGAAATACTTCACCTGCAGTTTATAAAAAAGTTACAAATGTTTTTGATGATTGTCTTACGATATCTTTCAAAGATGAAAAAGGTTTATGGCAATTTTATTGCTGGATGGCCACTTGTGACCCAGGTAAAAAAGGAGTTCAACAGTTTCATAATAAAAAAGGGGTGGCAAGATTAATTCCTGGTCAATACAGAACAACATACGCGGTTGATAAACACCAAGGTAAATACGAAGCCCTTTGCCAAAGACTTGGTAATGTTAATGTTTGGAGAGATGGTAATAGAGATTTAATTTTTGAAGAAACTGTGACAGATACTGGTATGTTTGGTATTAATATTCACAAGGCAGGTTTAGATTCAACTTGGGTTGAGAATTGGTCCGAAGGATGTCAGGTATTTAAACGTGTGAAAGACTTTGATGTATTTATGTCGATTTGTAGAAAAGCGGCTAAAATACATGGAAATAAGTTTTCATATACTTTATTAGAATCAACTGATATTAAATAAAAAATGGGGGTTATAACCCCCATTTTATTTTACTTTTACACAGTTAGGATATCGTTTACCAAACATTGTTTTCATTCCTTTTTGAGTATAACCTTTCCAACATCGTTCATTGATTTCAATTCTGTCGTTATTTTCAGATTCGTTTTTTCTTGTGTTATTTTGATTATTGATTAAAACACGGATATTATTTCCAATAATTTGTTTTGTTTTCCATTGAAGTTGTATTTCAAAATCAGACAAGTCTTTATACTCCCTAATATAGTTGTAGTCAACATCAATTTTTATAAGTAAAAAAGAATCTTCTTTAGTTGTTTGTGTTTTTACAAAAACTTTTTGGACATCTACAACTTTTATTTTTTCTATTACTTCAACTTCTTCACAAGTATAAGAATTAAGATAATAATTTTCACAATCTTCCTTCAAGTCTTCAAAAGCCATATCAATAAGACTTTGCATGGATTCAAAATTTGATTCCAATAACATTTTATACTGATTCTCTGTTATTATTATTTTCACCAATTAAAGTTTTTTAATTCATTATACTTATCCCTTATTCTATCTATATACATGTCCGTTAAATAATTTCTCACACCACCATAATCAAAATCTCTTGACCCCCAATTTGATAATTTACCATGGAGGTCGTCCATTAACACGTTCATAACCAATTCCCTAAACTCTTTCATTTTAAGTAGTGGATATCTTTTAAAAAAATCTTTGCCGTAAATAAAACCTTCTTTTAACCCTTCTTCTATCTCTTCCTCAGTAACTCTTCGTCTAAGAAATAAACCTGCTTGGGTTTCTTCTTTTAATATTCTTCTTATTGATTCTTGTAAGTTCATATGTAATAAATGTCTATTATTTCCACATTCTCAAAATTAGATATTGTAATCTCATATTCAAATGGATTCATCACTCTTGTTCTTATTGTTTGTTCAATATCTATTGAATCTTGGTTTAAGATTAAACCAACAAATATTTTATTACCAAACCCTTCCGCAACTCTTATATCTGTCGACCAATGTTCTCCACTGTAATCATCTTTTGGATTTTTAGTGTTAATACCCCTATAAACTTTTATAGGGTACTTAATATTTTTAACATAATTAATTTGTTTTTGAATTAATATTAAAGCTTCTTCTTCATCATACATTTCATCCATAAAATCCATAACATAAAAATCCTCTAAATAATAATTAGGGTCATACACATCTAACTCTTCCCTTAATATTCTTCTTATTGATTCTTGTAATTTCATAATTATTTAATCGGTTTTTTTTCGATTATCCTATTAAAATTTATACACATAAATACAATCCAACATCAAAATATAATAATCGTACAACATCAAAATATAATAATCGTACAATCACTTTATTTATAATTCCTTAAGACTTTTTTAATATTTTCTCTTAAATGATTTGTATCTTCATTTCCTTCAGTTTCGTATTTCTCACCTGTCTTAGCATCAACAATAATTGTTCTGCAAGGTAGTGTGTCAGCCCACTCTTTAAATCTAACCAAATGTTCATCTCTATCATCATACATTACATATAATTCAGGTCTTAATTCATCTATGAATCGAGTGAATAAATCTCTTTTAAAGTGAAAAGTATCGGTACCTGGGTTTAAATGAATTTCTTTAAACACTAAATCATTCGAAAGTAGAATATCCTCCACCTCAGCTCTAAGTGGTTCTATTCTACCTGTTGCCAATACAACATAATTCTTAGGGTCCGAAATGGCTTTCAAATATTGTTTATAAATTGGTGGGTTTAGAGGGATATCGAATACCTCAGTATCTAAACTTTCTCTTTTTGACCACCATCCTCTATGTGGCCATTTTTCACCTGTTGACCTTTCCCATATTTCCTTACCTTCATTTGGTAATGGGGTTTTGAACAGGGTGTCGTCAAAATCAAATGTTATTAATCTTTTATATTTCATACTCATTAATACGATTTATTAAACATACAATCAATACCTACTTCTAACTCACCATCTTCAAAAATTGAGAAATGTAAGTCATGTAGTAATACTCCTCCTGTAAAACTTATGGTTTTATTATCGACAGGTCTAACCAATAAACCCTCTTCATTAAATGCCACTCTGTCCAAAATTTGGTGTATTTTTGTTTCAATATTGTCTAATAAAGATACCATTGATGAAAAGTCATCATCAGCGTATACCGTAAGTGTTAAAGTTAATATTACAGTGGTCAATTTACTGTTATGCACTTCCGAATCCGCAAGTTCAACTTTAACATCATTATAAAAACCTGACTCAGAAATATAAATCAAGTTTTTTATTTTTGGTAGTTGGGTTTTTAAAGTTTCTTTTAACATATTTCTTTTATTTATCTCTTAATATTCGTTTAACTATTGGATAAGTTATTAATTTTCCCCCATTATACCATCAATAAAATATTTTATTGTTCTGATAACTTTTTGTCTATCGGTATTTAAGACATTTGGGTCATACCCTGCGAAATTAATTTGATTATTTTCTTCTAACATATTCATTATCCTAAATTTCATTTCTTTCTTTGACATGAATGAATTAATATTATACCAATCCCCGTCAATATTGAATGATGCGGTTTTAACAATTAAAGGTTTGTCATCACCAAAACTCAAATCTTTGGTTTCAAGATTAACCCTTCTTCTTAGATAATTGAGGAGTCCTTTATCTAAATCTTCAGTCTCTTCTTTTAAAATATTTTTTATTAAATTTCTCATAATATTATTATCCCCATTTTTTATTAAACATTTTTTCCATACCTACTGTCATGTCTTCATAATCTTTAGGTTCAACCATTCCATGACTTACATTAACTAAATGTTTTGCTTTAGCGTTGGTTACACAACCGTGTTTGATAAAATTCTTTTCAAGTTTTTTAGCGTAGTCCGCATCTTGGTATAGGAAAGTAAAATCTTCGTCAAATTTACCAATAATATCTAACACTTTTTTATTTAATAATATCGACCACCCAACAAGTTGTTTCATTATTTCATAACCGTAATGAATATCTCTATCAAACCCCATATCAGTTTGGTATCCACTGTCATCATCCATTGGTGACATAGATAATAATTGTGGGTCTTTTTGATGTGCCATCATCATATTATCAATAAAGTTTCTTTTATAGATTGTATCATTATTAGTAATTAAAACCCAATCATTTTTACAAAAGTTCAAACCAATATTTAAAAATCTATTATAATTAAATTTTTCAAACGGTTGGATTACTGTTACATTTGGTTGAGGATATGTGTGTTTTTTTTCAGTATCTGTTTCAACCAATACAATATTAAATTTATAATCTTTGGAGCTATTATTTATACTTTCAATACAATTGATATTCATTCCTCTTATTGAGGGGTCTTTGCAATATGAAAGTATTATCACATCAATCACAGGTTTTGGTTTGTAGATATTTTGAGAAACTCCCATAATATCTAACATTCGTCTTATATCTTCCTTAATTACTCTTTCACTCATCTCTTACAAAATATGTCTTGGATATCATGAAAATATGTATCTAAAGTATCTAACTTTGTTGGTAATCGGTGCTCATCACTCTTTAATTTTTCAAGTACCTTATTAGATTCTTCTCTTGATGTTTTCCTGATTAAGTTTTTCATATTTAATAAATATCGTATTCAATACAATATTCAAATAAAAAAAATACCCGAGTGGTGTTCTCGGGTTCAGGATATTAATTCCAATCTTTTCTATGTTTAGTCTTTCTTGAGTAGACGTTTTTCGGAGTCTCAGTTCTAGACACGAATCTTCCATCGAAGAAACCAGCTTGTAGTTGGTCTTGTCTGATTTGAGTTCTTTTCATTTTGTGTTGGTCGTAAGTTTTCATCGTCTAATATTTTAAAGGGTTTGTATCTATCGGTTTTGTTATACAAAGATAATGCGTTTCGAGTTATCTGCCAAATGTTTTTTAATATATTTATTAAATATGGAACATTTAATCAAAAAGATTATAAAGGAATATAGTAAAGATGATATAATATTACGTAGAGTAGGTTCAGTGGACCCTCTATATTTTAAAATAGTAGAGGAGAATAAGAAAAAAACAAAAATACCTATACCACCTCAAGCTAAACCTATTTTAGACAGATATATTTCAAAAATCAATCCATTTTACGGTACTTATAAAGATATAAAAAACAATAAGGAAGGTCAAATCAAATTCAATATTAAGTACGATACCCACTATTTAGAGAGACTTTTTAGGTTATCTGACCCTGAGTATCAGGAAGGTGGTAAATTATTTAATAAACAGATTACAAACCCTCAGTATTATGAAGGTATTGATTTCGTTAGAAAAGCTGCGGATAAATTTGCACAACAAATATTCTTAGGTAACCTTGGGGATGGTGATATTGTTGAGGGGACTGCAATGTCTGATGGTAAATTATATAGTGTGATTATAAAAATGAATGAGTTTAAAGATAAAGAACCAACTTACACTTTATACTTAAAGACTCAAATGAAAGGAGCTCCTTTCTTTGGTAAGAGATATCAGAAAAAAATTAGATTAAATTAAAAACCCCCACTTTTCAGTGAGGGAATGGTTCACTACCCTATCGCGGTGTACCTCAGCGGTTGGTTAGGGTCATCCAACTTACCCACTTAACTACCGTCATTTGACGTACTCACTGCTCTGTTCTAAGACTCGGCTCGTTTGTTTTCGGTTAAGATTTAACTCTCTCAATTCAACAATACAAAGATATGGTTTTGTTTCCATTCTGCCAAACAATTTGAGTATGATGAAGTTATAACTATTAAAAATTAAATTAATTAATTTCTTCATTTTCTAAAATTTTAATAAAATTTTCAGATACTATACATGTGGTTCCATTTGGTAATTTGTACTTTACCTTTTTCCCACCTAAAAAATGTAGGTCTTCTTTTAATTCAGCATCAATTATTTCATTCTCAACTAAAATTTTTATCTTCGTGTTTTTCATATTCCATTATTTTATCAGTAAAAATATTATTCTGAATATTATGTGTTCCTAAATTATATGTTATAAATATACCATTTTCAAATGACAATTTCAACATCAAAAACCCTAATTCAGATAAATAAATTTTTTCTAACTTACCAACACCTTTTGGTGTTTCTATTAATGGACTTTTAGTCATGTTACTCTATTATTATTTTTATTTTTTTTCTTTTGGTTTGATTAGACCAAGTTCAACTCTGTATTGATTCATTAAAACTCTGTCGTCATTATATTCATCCCCATCACTGGCTTTATGTCCTTTGAATATTGCTGAAAGAATTTTGATTTCGGTTTGAATTATGAAATCAACTTTTTCTTGTTTCGTTAATTCTTTATTTTCCATATTAAATTTCAAACATGTCTTCACACCATATTGGTGTTTTTTCCCCGACGTAAGACCCTTTTGTGTTAAAATCAAAATATTCTATTGCTTCTTCAAGAGACATACCTTGTAAAACCAATATTTCAATACATTTTCTAACTGAATATATCAATCTCATTGTGTTTTGGTCAATTCCTATAACCGCGTCATCAAAACCATCGGCTTTCAAGATTTCTTCATCGTAATAATACTCTACTATTTCATTAATCATAACTAAGTATAATCACTTATTTAATGATAATCAATTATAACGTGTACTGTGTTAACTTTTTAATGTTACTTAGTATTTTAGAACCTCTTAATCCTTTATCAACACCTTTACTACTTATACTTCTAATACCTGTTGGTGATATAACCCCTTCGTCATTTTTATAAACCGCGTCAAACCCTGAATAGAATTGGTCCATATACATCCTAATATCACCAAATAAATCATCATTTGCAACAGTTTTATTAATATAATCACCATCACTATCTTTACCTAATTGTGGTACAGGTGATTCAGGTGTTCCTGAATAAGTTAGTCCACTATAAAATATATTATAATATTTATCTATTTCTGATTGAATTTCGGGTGAGCCTACATTCGCCATATTTGCAGAGCCTGGAGCAGGTGCGGTTTTTTCTAAAGCAGGTTTTAAATAATTTAAAAACGTTGTCATTTGTGTAACTAAATCAGAAGCTCTCTCCAATATTTGTCCTTTAGTATCTAATACCGCTTGTTTTTTCTTTTGCTGTTTTTTATTACCTGATTTTGCAATATCGGCTATTTCCGCTTGAGATTGTAAATTAATTCGTTCTTGTCTAATTGAATTAACATAACCTGTTACATCAGGAACTGTCTCATCCGAACCTTCAACAACCTGTAATGTACATCCATCCAATGTTAATAACTTACCTTGTACTATTTTAGGAGCTTTATTATAAATAACCGTCCCATCTTCTTTAGTTATTGTTACTTGTGGTATATCTTTGTGAGCAGTCGTTGTGGTCGCAATCATCCAAAGATTAATTTTTCCTTTACCTTCATTTAATAACTTTAAAGATTGTTCTTTTGTTATTTTAAATGTGTCGGACCTACTACCTTTTAAATCACCACTCTCATTGATTTTACCATAACTATAAGAACCAAAGGTACCATCACCGTTCTTCAAATAACCGTAACCAGGATTCAAATATTCAGGTTGGAATACAGGTTCTGAATCTGTCCTTGGGATTCCTCTTGAATTTTCCGCATTATTAAGGTTTGCAGTCATACCACCTTGAGAATTATATAACATTAGATTGTTTGCGAAAATAAAAAATTCCGCGTTCTGACATTGGTGTGTTTTTACCCAAACTCTAATATTCAAACCTGTCGCGCATTTAGTATAGTCACCAGGTGTATTACCTGTGGTTGTTGTTGTAGTTGTTGGTGTGGATTCGACAAGTTTAACGGTAATTTCTATTGAACTATTTTGTTCGGCGTAAAATTGGTCAAAATGTGTTTTATAAACACCTTGTTTTTGATTATACCAATTTTTTGTGGTACTACCGTTAACTTTATAATTTGCACCTGTACAAGCATAACCTTGTGTGTCTGTTGCTGGTATTTGTGGGTCTCCTTTAATACACCAAGGAGTTTGTTCTTTAGTCCCCATAAATACTTTAACGGGGTTTTTAAATTCATATTGAACAGGGGGAACTTGCACTTCAGATTTAATTATTCCTTGGTCCTTTAAATTTTTAAAATATGATTGGATGTATTGATTGATGTATTCTTTTCTAGCACTACTTAATTCACCTACATTGAGTCTATTATCAGGTTTTTTAAAAAATCCTGCCTTTTCATTATCCGTATTTGGTAATGATGATTCTTGAGATGAGAATTTAACACTAACAATTGAATTAGGGTACTTCTTAACAAATTCAGTTACCTTGACTAATTCTGCATCTAATTTTTCCTTTATCGTCTTATTTGTTGCCAAATCTAACGCCTTTGTTGTATAAAATCCTGCTTTATATTTATTAACCAATGTAACAGTCCCACCTGAATTAGGGTCAATATCTTCTTTAAGTAGTCCGTAAAGACCTAATATATGTTTTTTATCTTCTTCAGTAATCAATAATCTCCTCATTTTTTTGTTAGATACGAAAAAAATACTATCTTTGATATAAATATAAAAAGATTTAAAAATGAATAAAGTACTCTCAATATTTGTATTTTCTGTTTTGGTTTCGTCTTGTGCAACACAACAAAAGACTGTGGAATTAGCTAACGGTAAAATGGTTACTCAAAAACAGTATGATAAAATGATTAATAAAGCGTTTAGAACTGCTGACAAAGAAGCGACAAAATCGGTTAGAGGTAAATTAACTCGTAAAGAAATTAAAGAGTTTCGTGAAACGACTACTGTAACTCTTGACACAATAAATTAATGAGGTCTTATGACCTCATTTTTTATTTTATATCATCATATTCGTAATCACTATTATCATTGGATGCTTTAAGATTCGCCAATTCAACCGATAATTTAACAATCTCATCATTTAATATTTTCATATCATCGAGTTTTTCTTGAAAAATCTCATAAGTGACATCTATTATGGATGACTCTTCTTCGGTTAAATCCTCTTCTTTTATGAAAACTTTAGAAAGTATTAATTCTTTATATCTTTCTTTTAATGATTTAAATCTAAACATTTGATTTTATTTAAAGTAAATAACTTTTGGGAAATCCCCAAATACAAACTTTGTTACGTCACATAACCACATTTCAATCTCATAAGGAATACCCATATAACTTGTAAGTGAGTACCAAGCCCCTGAGCCTAATTCAATTCCCTCAATTCTACCTAATTCAAATAATTCAAGTCTCTCAGCATCATGGAATTCAGTGTCGGATAATGTAACATAAACTTCATTATCTCCTTGAGATAAAATCTCCAAGAATGAATCGGCTCCCATAACCATTCAGGTAAGTCAACATACCATCGACCTGTATCTTCTTTATAAAATTTAAAATTTCTCATCATCTAATAATTCTCTACAATTTAAATCCCACGACATGTGGTCAACATTAAGTGGTTTACATTTATCACCACTATCCATGATATCCATCAATTCAATAATATCATCATCCAAGTGAAATAAAAAATCTTTATCTTTTAAGAAGATTATTTTTGGTTGATGGTTTGTAAAATGAATATTTTCTCTTTTTATACCACACTCATCCGCAACTTCAAACAACTTTGCGTTTTGTTTTCTAATCCAATACTACCCTTTATCGGCAACGGCTTCATTACTAAATCTGGAAGTAACTATCCAAACTTCATGACCTTCCTCTACCAATTCTTTGGCAAACTTTTGGACATCCTTTTTAGAGAGGGTACCATCAAAATCAAAACTAACTTTCATAATAACAAAAGTAAGTCTTTTTTTTATTTTTTCAATGTGGGAATAATCTCTTCTTGGAAAAAGTTTTGGATTTCCGCCTCGCTATTTTCATCTTTTAAGATATCCTGTAGTCTAACGTCATCATCACTTAGTGTACTGTAGAAGTCATAATCTGATAAATAACCTCTTTTATCTGTTACTATAACACCAAGAAATTCATCACCATTAAATGTAACTTCACCATAGTACTCAACCTCATCATCGTTTTCCATTTCTTCTGAAAATTCAAATGTAAATGGTCTTCCTTTTAAATTGTATTTAAACTTCATCCCTTCTCTTTCATCTGTATCATAAACGTCATCCTGATTAAAGACAAACTCTTCTGGGTTACCTCCTTTTTTTTGATGTTTATCAAATGCTCTTAACACATCCATCTCAGATGGTTTCAATGTTTCACCTCTACTTTTTTTAGAGTATAAATCTAAAACATCATCAAGACTTTCTTTTAATAATTCATATTGTTTTTGAGTAATAATAAACTTCATATTGTTAAATGTTATATTTATAAATATGATGTCGGAACAACAAATCGAGAAAGCTCTACATAAGATATATCAAACCTTATTATTCAAGAATGATATTAAGTTTAGGGTTGAGGTTGACCCTCAAATGTATGATGAACAATACTTGGTCTATTCTATAATAGTTTACTTTACTGTTGACCATGCAAAGTTTTGGTCTGAATCACCTGAATTTTCTCCTGATTATAATCGCATGATTAATTTTATTCGTGAGGATTTTGATGAGAGGCTGGATGACGTTACAAAATACGTATTACCAACAGAATCTTACTCTATTTGGATTAGGTTTGAGCACTACAATACTGACGTTTACAAACCAATATTAGATTTTATAGGTGAGATTGGTGTTCCATTTATTAATGAGTTTACTGAAACTTCACCTAACATTGAAATTGTGTTGGATGAGAATAGTGAATCGGATTATGATACTGTTTATAGACAGTTAGAAGAAAAATTTGACGTAGATGACATTTTAATTTACTGGGGTTATATCTCTTAATTACTTAATATAGTGATGTTCGGCTTCAGATAAATAATCCGATAACATTTCATTAAAGTATCCTGTATCAATATCAGGATGCCATCTATCGTCAACATTGAATTTTGGTTTGTCAATATCACCTTCGGATAACATTTCATCAAAAATACATTCAACATCATCGTCACATCTTTCGGCATATTCTTCGTACCACGCATCATCCAAATCATTCAAATACGGTTCTACATTCACATGTAGAATAACGCCTTCATCATCCATTTTTTCAACTTGACCGTATTCCGCTAATTCACCTTTTAATTCATCATATAGATAGTTAACATAACTATCAGATTCAGCATTAGAAGTTGCGTTTGATATTGCTCTTCGTATTTCATAGTCTTCATCCCAATCTTCAATTAACTCTTCAATATCCTCGTTATTAAATGTCTCTTCGTTAAAATCTTCATTGTCTTTTTGAGCAAGATATCTCAATATATGGCGTATTTTTTCTTCGTTAGTGTTATCAACATCATATTGTAAAGATGATTTCCAATCAACGTCATGATTTCCCCATAATTCCCAAGCATCGCCACTTAATATTGTTTCAAATAACCACGTCTCAACAGTTCTTTCATATGTTTGTCCAGCAGGTGTTGTTGTTTTAACTTTTCTCCTATTTAAAACCCAATCACCGTCCACATACTTACCAACATCATCAGGTTTAATATTTAATTTAATGTTATAATCAATCACAGGTTTTTCAACAATGCCAAGGTCAACTAATTTTCTTTGTAAACTTCTCGTTTTAAATAAGTCAGGTCTGTTATGATATAGATTAACTAAAACCTCATTTGGTAAATCAGTTAGTTTAAAATCTCTGTCAGATGCGTATTCGGACCCAAAACTTTGGATAAGATATTCGTCATCATCAGTGATGAAAAATAAAGGAAGGATATAATTGTGGAATTCCTCTTTTGGTTTTGAGTTCTTAGGTCCTTTTAATTGGTATAAGGTTCCATCTCTACCTATTGATGCGGTTAAGTGACTTTTGTTAATATTAAATTTACCACTAGGTAATTTTTTAACCTCTCTTAATGAATAAATATTATTAGCGTAAGCCGTTCTACCACAGTGGCCCATTCTTGAACATTCTTCAGGTGAATCGTTTGTTTCAAGGTCGGCCCAATAAAAACCTTCACCTTCTTCGTTTCGGAAATCTTTTATAACTGGGTGTTTTTCAACATAGTTAATTTCTCCACCACCAATATCTAAAGAATCATGCCATTCTTTAGATTTTATTAATAACTCAGGTATTGATAGGGTTTTATATTGATTAACATTACCATCTAACCCAACTCTAATCCAATCCATTATTTCGGTAATTTTTTGACCGTAATGATTTTTAATATTTCCTGAGTTTAATCTCTCTAAAGCACTTTCTTTGGTAAGTTCAGGTTCTAACCCTCTCCAACTTTTCATGTTATTGAGTTGTAGGTCAATTAGTTTGTTTGCCATCCATACTGATAATGAACCACATATTTTATCTAAGTACTCAGCGTTCTCTTCGTTCAAACCAACTTTATCAATTAGGATTTTCTTTTTAGAAGCTTCATTGATAATTTCAGGGTCGTGGATTGAGTTATAATCTCGTAACTCTTTTAGGATTGATTCTTGTAATCGTTCTTTTTTTAATTTTTCGTACCAAGGTTTGGTTGTTTTGTTATAGTTGTCTAATGTTGAAGTGGACGTTGAAATGTGGGCTCTATCACTTAATTCGGGTAGGAAGTCTTTGATGACACTAGCTAATTTAGCTCTTTGGCTATGTAATATATCGGAATCTCCTAATTTAAAAGGTTTTTTCATTAAAAAAGTTATATGGACATCATAACCTGAATAGTTATCAGGTACTGCGTCCACCGCAACTCCATAGTAATCATCAATGTCTATTTTTTTAAGAAACCCCTTTAATAATAATTCGGCGGACTTTTCCCACTTATTTACATTCATATTAATAAATATTTAATAATCAATAACAATTTTTTTTCCATTTTTATCATAAGGAATAAAATCATTAGTATAATAAGTTAATGAATTGTCAAATAAAAGTGGGTTATATACTATAGGTACCCAAAAATCCTTCATTAATATATGCTGATAATCAATAAAATCATCATCTCTAAAAACATTACCAATACATTCTTTCATTTCACTATCTTTTATTTTTTCTCCGTTTTTTGTTCCTGATAAAAAAATAACATCAAATGCACAGTAGAAATCCTCACCATGAGTATTATCAACCTCATAATCATCAATTTCAATATCAAATATGTAATGATTACCTCCCCTTACTTTGAAATTTATTTGGTTAATTTTTTCTAATGATGCTGAAAGTTTTAATTTATCTTTTTGATTAAAAAAAACATTTCCGTTTGGAAAGCTAAATGTAAGAGATAAATTAGTTGCTTTTTTATGTAGATTATCATACGTTTCCCTTTGTCCGTTTTTTCCTGATGAAACATACAAACAAAAATCATAAAATAAATCATGGACAAAATCTAAAATTATTGATTTTGCTACTGATACTTTTTGTGGGTTATCTACCTCCCAATCAATTCTATTTTCTTCTCTATTAAGATAAGGGGTTAATATAATTCCATTAAAATCATATTCATCTTCCAAAACATTTTCATAATATATTTTGATTATTTTTTCATACATATTAATAAATACCACTAAGATTTTAAATCTTGTACCTTTATCATGTATTCAGTAACCTCTTCAGGTGTTAGATATCCAATAACATCTGAAGTAATATCGGTACCATATGTTAGATTACCCTCACTATCTAAAATAGCCATTTCAAATAATCCTTTGTCACCACCATAAGAATATTTGTGTGAAACTACAGACACACCATAACGGTTGTCAAACATAATACTACCCGCAACTCCTCCTTCGAATGGTTTAAAATTGATGTCGTCTATTGTTTTAATATCTAGACCTAATTGATTAATTAACTCTATAGGTGAAATGGTTAACATTTCACTAGTTTTAATAATTCCTAGTTCATCAATTAATTTTAATATTTTGTCAGTGTTCTTCATTATCTAATTCTTCGGATAGTACGTGTAGTAAAAACCCTGGTATACTTAATACCAATGGGGTTATTAACAAAAGTACAGAAATTATTTTTAATACCCAATAAAAAACTTTTTTCATTTATTTAATATTTTTAAAAATTCTTCAATTTTGTCTGAACAAAGTATTGGTGTTATCTCATTTATTTCTTTATCCTCCATTTCCCACCATTTTAACTGAAGTAATTTTGTGATAATATCGTTAGTGAATCTATACTTAATTAATTTAGCTGGGTTACCTCCTACTATACTATAAGGTTCAACATCTTTAACAATATGTGAATTATTGGCAATTACCGCTCCATCGCCAATTTTAACACCACTCATTATTACACTATTCGCACCTATCCAAACATCATTACCAATTACAACATCACCATTAGTTTGAGGATGACCTTCCCCGTTAAACCTATCAAAAACATTTTGTTTTATGTGTCCAAATGGGTATGTTGTAACCCAATCAATTCTATGATTACCACCTAAATAAATAGATAAATTACCACCCAACGAACAAAATGAACCAATTTTTAATTTGGCACCTTCTCCCCATTCAAAAACCTTTATGTTCTGATGACCATAAGTGTGTTTACCAACAATCATTTTTCAGATTCAATTTCAATTTCTTTTTTTGGTCGTTTAACTTCCTTTGTTTCAGGATAAATAGGTATTTTAACATACTCAGGTGTTATTTGGTCCATACCAACACCTATACAAACTTCAATGTATTTTATTTCGTTTTCCATATTATTTTTTAATTACAATTCCATTTTTTAAAATATCAATCAAGTCTTTCACATTGTTAAAATTATGAAATCTTATTGTCGGGTCGGTATTAAATACTTCAACATACCACTCCTCATTTTTTACCTCATCATTAGTTGGGGTGATTAATGTTAACCCATCCACAATATCAAGAGCGTAGTAATAAGTCTCATCTTCATCATATTCTTTTATTTCCTCGCTCTTAAACCCCAATAATATTAATTCTCTTTCTGTCATTTTACTAACTTTATTTGTTTAACCATACCTTTCTTATCAGTCCTATATTTAACTCGAAAACTATCAACGAAAGTATATTCACCTTCTTCCATATTTAGACAAGACCATTCACATGTTTCATGATAATAAAAATGAGCATGTATTGATTCTAAATATACACATCTTTCATATTCGACATCTTTATATTTCCAATTTGAGCAACTAACTAAGAATAGACTTAAAAAAAATAAAAATTTTGTTATCATAAATCAATTATTTGAGTAAAAATCATTTCCCGACCCTTTAACATATTGAACTGATGTTCCTGATGGCGTGTGTAGTTCGACAAACATTGGTTTACCACTATACAAACAAAGTTCAAACTCATATGTTCGTGGTTTCATCGAGAATAATAACGTCCTTTCGGGTCCTAAAATCTTTACAGTTGCATCATCTAAAGAAAGGTCCTCATTAATATTAATCATAATACAATACTCACCAGTTGCTTTTGCATTCAAGTCTTGTAATACAGGTTTTGTGTGCATGTTAGTTCTTTTTAATTAAATATACCGCAATTCTTCCCTCATATGTTTAACCGTAAGCTCCTGACCCTAACTCATCAAAACCTTATTTGATACAAGATAGGTTGGAGGATATAATCATAATTTAATTTTTTGTTTTTTTAAAAAGTATTTATTTATAAAATCAAAAAATGGAAATAAGTAGGTTCAAAGAATTATTGGAGTCGTCATTGGGTAATGTAAAACCTCTGATAACTGAACAAATCGAGGCAAATGCCGGTGCAATTCAACAGTTTTTACAATTAAACCAAGATAACTCTATTGTTGTTGACTATAAGTTTGGTAATAAAAGTGCCGCTGCGGCTGCTAATTATATTTTCAATGCTTACCCAGCCTCTACAAAATATAGTAATGTTACCACTGTTCAACAACTTTGGCAAGCATTAAAAGATAACGGAAATGCAGTGGGTGAAACTCCGGGTTTTGGTCCTCTAATGGCTGGAGCTGTCGCTCGTGTTCTTACGGCGGCTAAAGCTCAAATCGATAAGAAAAACGCTGCTGCCAAAACTCCCGCAGCTCCCAAAACATAAATAAACTCATTAAAACAAATTTAAGATTTTTTCTTTAATATTCCTAACAATACCATTTAAAATATGATTTAAGATTGTAGTTCTTTTATCATATGTATGAGGATATTTAAGTTCTCTAAACAAAATGTTTTCTGCTATTAATTCGGTTCTCATGGTATAAATAAAACTGTTGGGTTCTTTTTTTGTATATTAATATCAGGATATTTTTCACTAAATGTTTTAGCATCGAACTTACCTGTAATTAAATGATAACCATTCTTTGTTGGTAATACCGACTCAATTTTTGGTCCTTCAGGTTTTAATGTTTCAATAAATCTTGTTAGTTCATATACCGCATGGTAGTCTGTGGTATCAATATCAACAATCCATCTCTTTTCTTGCGTTTTAATTTGTCCAACAACTGAATTAAATAATCCTTTTTGATTTGTCGCACCGTCTCTAATACGTTCAGCAAGTGTTGCCAACATATTTAATGATACATCTTTATGGTTTTGTTTTTGGACATGGATATATGCGCGAGCGTTAAAGATTTCACAAAGTTGTTTAATCTCATCATATCTTTTTTCTAAATATGGAATGGAATCGACGCAATAAGTTTTAATTGTTCTTACTGATTGGTGATTATCTCTTTCACCTTCAGGTTGGTCCTTCTTTCTATTGAATACATATAACATGTAGAAATCCCCCCACTCTGAGAAATTCAATAAAGGTTTTATTAATTCTATGTTGTCTATCATACGGCAAATATATTAAATTATATCCAATTAACAAAACCATCTTATATTTATTATAAATGAAATATCTAATCACAGAGTCTAAAATAAAAGAAACCATCTTTAATTACTTGGATGATTCTCAGTTATTTAAAGGAGTTGAGGAACATAGGTCAGATTATCCAGCTGCAGTAAAGGAGTATTTCCAAACTGTTAGTTGGGGTGATGATATGGACCCTGATTATGACCATGTGTTTACTATCTATAGGGACCCTGAAGCTTACGAATGGGTCGTAGGAGTTGAATGTCCTTACCCTTCCGATTTTTTCCCTTTAATCGAGTTAGACACTAATTATATTTATAATCCTTTATCTAATTTGTTTACCGAGGATAACGTTAAACAATATGTGAAAGATTGGATTAATAATAAATTTCGTTTAAACGCAAAACATTTAGAACCTAATTAATATGACTGAAAAATCACAATTAGAAAATTTAAAAGATGTGCAATTGTTTTACTTATTAAAAACGGTTGGTAACGAGCATCACCCTGGTATTCAAGATATTATTAATGACCGAGATATAATCGAGGACAGTGGGTTTTTAGACTCATGTGAAAGTGCAGGTACAATAATTGGTTTAAGTCTTGAGTACCCAATTGACCCTAACTATATTGCTGCGACTATCAGATTAAATGCCGATTATGATTTTAATTCCGCTAAACCATCGGGTCCTTTAAAAAGACCTGAAGGTGCTATTTTTTCATTTGATATTGATGAATACAGGATTGAGCATGTTAGGAGAAGTTACACTCATAAAATTAGGTCTTATTCACGAGATTTAGTAAAGACTACTATTGGCTCTATGTTAAATGAAGGGTCTGTTGATATCTACGATGGGGCGGAATCAGATGCTGACTATTATGATGGTGAAACAACTGACATTAAAATAGATAAACATTCTATTAGATTTGTTGGAACTTAATTAAGTTTACTTTCTTCTCTTATATCACGTAGAAAAAGTCTATTTAAGATATAATATACATTTGGTAAATAAAAGTCTCTATACCAAACCAATAAATGTTCTAAGTTACGAAATTCAGTTATTGATTTAAGTTCTTGGAAATAATCTCCCATCATCTCCTTATCAATCATTGTTTTACCGTCTTTTGTAACGGTATAATATATCGCTTCAACAGGTGTATAATCTGAACCGTCCCAAAAAGGAGTTGCATATCCTGCGAACGTTTCTTCATATTCAGCATCATCACCATAATAATCGGTTGGTGAATCCATTCTCCATTCAAAAGTCGCATTAAATCTATCAACAAATATTTCATATTCTCTATAGACTTCAGGTAATTTACCTAGTTGGTATAAATCAAACAGAACTTGGTTAGCCAACTCATGGTTAATTGGTATATTAAGTTCAACTGCTAAATCAGCTTGATTCAATCCCAATATTTCAGCCGCACCACGTAATCCGTGTTCATCCACTAATTTTCTTAGTCGCTTTTTTCTATCCTCTTTCATTAATGATAAATATAAGTATTTATGGATATGAGACCTGAAATTAAATTCTATTTAACCAAATATTTAAAACCAAGATATGATTTTCACGGAGTTTATTTATACCCTGAACCAAATCTTGAGACGGGGCAACTTTGGTGGGATATTGGGAATCCTAATGGTCTATCGTATAGTATAGAATGTTTAAAGTCTTACGTTTGGGATATTTTTGATGATTATTGTAAACTAACTGATGGTTCGAATACTTTATTTAGAGGATATGAACGACACATGGCTCATTTCAATAAATTAGATAATTACTATTATTTAAATCGTGAAGATGAGAAAGAATTATTTAATAGAATGAAATCGATTAATAAAATTGATTTTAAAAATTTTTATGCGGATATACAATGTGATTGGTTTACTATAAAACCTCAAGAAGATTTTCATATTGAGATTGGGATGAGGTTTATGAAATGTATAGATAAAAAAACAGGTCATGTTTATACTGAAGATGAATTAGGACCTGATGGAGGTGTATTAGATAGAGTATTTCAAGATGATAAGTTTTATGATGATTATGAATATACTCTATTTAACCCAATGAATTCTTTCATTGTTAATAATCCTTTATTATTTGATAACTCGTATATGTATTATACTAACAGTATTTATCCTTTAGATAAAAACGGTAAAAAACTTAAGATTTGGTAGAATTAAGTTTCTTATAATCCCAACCATAATCAACACAAACGTGTGGTAATATTGTAATAACTTTATCAACAACAGTTTCCCCTAATTCATCCCAAATCCTCTCATAGATATCGTCTTGTTTGAATCCTTGTTCCCAATCATCATTAACACCTAATGATATTTGTATGGGTTCAATATAGATGGTTCCCTCATACAAACATTCTTCATCACCAGTTGCGTCTTTCCATAAATACACTTTTTTAACTCGATATTTTATAATGTAATCGACTACATCTTCATCACTATGAGAATATGGTAATGAATACCATCCTTCAAAAACATGGTCACCTTCCAATAGTTTATGAACCATGTCGAAGGTTTTCTTTGTATTCTTATCCATTTCCATATACAATAAGTATTTATTTAATATGAAATATATAATTACAGAGTCCAAACTAAAAGATATCGTATTTAAATTTTTAGACGATAGTTTTAATCTTGAAAATCTACATTGGGAAGAGGAGGAATTTTTTGATTGGGATTCTGGTCATAATATTGAAGCAATATATTTCGGTGATGCTGAAAAAATAAATGATATGGGAGTTATCTCTGTAATTGAATATTTCAAATATCCATCCAATGATGAGGGTTGGTCTGAAGATGACCTACAATACCTACCATCATTCAGGTTTGTCGATGATAATGTAAATAAAATGTTAAGACATATGTTTGGTTCGAGTTATGAACCGATAGCAATGGAATGGTTTAAAGAAAGAACGGGTTTAGACGTTAAAAATATTTTTTAAAATAAACAAATAATAAATAAAATTATGGAAACACTAAAAAAAGGTAGTAAGGGAGAATCAGTTAGAACCTTACAAGAATTTTTAAAATTAACTGTAGATGGTGATTTTGGTTCAAAAACTGAAGCGGCGGTAAAAACTTATCAAAAGAAAAATGGTTTAATCGTTGATGGTGTTGTTGGTCCAAAAACTTGGGCTCATATGGGGATATTAACAACAGATAACGCTGAGAATACTGAAGTTCAATCCGCGTTACAAATTGTTAAACATTATATGCCAAAAGGTACTTACTTTGAGGGTCCTGTTAAAAAGCAATGGATATTCCTACACCACACGGCAGGATGGGAAAATCCATATCAAGTAGCTGATATGTGGGCTAGAGATAACAGAGGAAATGTTGCAACAGAATTTATCTTAGGGGGACAATCAGTTAAAAATGGTAACTCTAAATTTGATGGTGAATTAATCCAATGTTTTCCTGAAGGTGGTTATGGATGGCACACAGGAACAGGGAATTCAGTAATGCACAGAAATTCAGTGGCAATCGAAGTTTGTAATATGGGTCAAATTGTAAATGGTAAAACTTATGTAGGAACAATTGCCGAACTTAGTCAAATTGTTAAACTTGCAAAACCATTTAGAGGTCACCAATTTTGGCATCGTTATTCTGACGAACAAATTAGAGTCTTAAGAAATTGGATTTTATATTGTGCTAACAAATATAATATCGACCCAAGAGTTGGTTTAGTAGAATGGGTGAAAGAAAAGGGTGCTGATGGATTTGACGTGTTAGATTTAAACAAAGCAAATTCAACACCTGGTATGTATTCACATACTAATGTTATAAGAGGAAAAGTTGATATGTTCCCTCAACAAGAATTAATCGATATGTTGTTAAGTTTGTAATGACTAAAGACCAAGAATTATTAGCATTAAATAAAATTATAAATTCATCTATACCCAGTCCTTCAATAGAATCAATTGATGTATCACTGAGTAAAGGTGAATCGTTCTTGGTTTATAAATTTTATATTAACGAACCAATTACTAAAGAAAATTTATATGATGAGTTCGATATTTTTTGGTTTGTCGACCATCATGTAAGAGGATATTACACAAAGTTAATACCCTTCGAAAAAATTCCGATTCTAAATGGTGATTACCAAATCGAGGTTTATAATTCATATGGGATTAAAATATTTGATTGGTTAGATGAGCTTAAAACTATGCACGGAAATAACCCTAACAGTACGGGTGGTTCTTCATGGTATAGAATGTCAAAGGAAGTTTAAAATTCTTCAAATTTTGTTACAACATATTCAACCATCCATTCAAAGTCAACCAATGCTAACTCATTGTCTAATATAGTATCTATCTCTATATAATTAGTTTCAGTTTCATCATATTTACTGTGTCTTTGGGACTCTTTGTACAGTTCAATAGCGTTGTCTAAATTAATCTTTTTAAATTTACCATTACTTAATTTAATACTTGCTTTAATGGGTCTTATATAATTTTCAATCAAAAACGAATTGTCCCCAACAAAATTAAAAGATAAACCTAAATGTTCAACTTCAATATTATAATTGTAACAAGATATTCTATTAACACTTTTAAAAAAATCATGTAATTCATTAGTTAAGGTATCATTTATATAAAACGACCTACCTAATATTTCAAACTTTGGTGTTCCTAAATCAATCCCAATAAAATTATAAAATTTTTCTAAACTTTCAGTAATCCATCCTTTCAATGACATTTCACTATAAGATACATCATCAGGATTATCGATTTTAAAATACATTAAATTATCGGAATCCATTTTATATGGGACTATTTTAACACCATTAATATCCAAAGACCCTTTCAAGAATTTAATATAGAACTCAAAAATTTTTTCGTTTGTCATTTTTCTTTAACTTGTTTATAATGGTCATCACAAAGAGTTAGGTACCAACCAATGTCATTTCTAAGTTTACCTGAATTACCACATTTTTCGCAAACCTCATAACTCTTTTTTTCCGCTTCTATTATTCTATTATGTATCTCATTACTTCCATCGTAGATATAAAATCTAAGTCCTCCGAATTTTTCTTTAACTTGACATAGTTGTTTGTCCCATCCAAGTTTAATTAAATCCTCAATAAGTTCCTTGATAATACCATTCCATCCTTCTTTAACTCCAAAGTACCTACAATCTTTTATTGGTGGTCTATCATTATAGAATCCATTTTCTAACCCGTTGATAGATTCTAAAAATTGATTCATGTTTTCTTTGGTGATAAAATAATTTTCCATGGGATAAAGATAATAAAAATTATTTTTTAAAGAAATGACCTATAATTAATTTTTTTAAAGACAAACATATAACCTGTTTTAATTTCTACATTCTCAACCATATAATCCCAAATACAGTCTTCAATTTCATTTTCAATTTCCCAACCATATTCATCATTATCCATACCATCTCTTAATGTAACCGTTTCACCCCCAACCATAATTAAACTAACTTCACCTTCAATATCATCAACAGTTAAACTAATTTCAATTTGATGGTTATCCTTTTCATATTCATCTATTGTAAAAGTGAAATCATATCCACCACAGTTGTCAATTGTATGAACTTTTTTATTTAAGAATTCTTTTAAAGTTTCCTCAACATCAGTACCGAGATATTCTCTTAACCAACTATATACAATATTTGTTGGTATAGCTCCTCGACTTAAACCAAACAATTTTAACATTTTCTCGTCAAATTTAGGTCCAAATTTGTCCCAATATTTAAAGAATCTTTTTTTATAACTTTCAAGTTCGACAACGTTATCAAATTGGTTTTCAGTTAACATTATTTTCATAATAATAAATACTCAATAATTCTTGTTTAAGTATTATACTATTCATTTATATTTAAATTAAAAATTATGGCACATCCAATACAACATGCTAAAAGTTCAGCCAAAAAATTTGGTGGTAAATGGGAAGATTATATTCATATCCATAATTGGTTTGACGAAACTAAAAGTTGGTATGGTACATCTACTCACAGAATGTTCAGACATCACTCAGAGGGTATTTTTGAATGTGAAAAAATATTTGGTCCCATGTTTATAAACAGTGATGATAAAACTGTATATACTAGATATGTTGGTGAGCAACATGTTAGAGAAGATTGTTTCAACCATATACCATGTGCGAAAGAATGGATTATGGCTTTAGAAGCAAAAGAAAAACCTATATGGATGATGCGGACAATGGACATTAATATAGATTAATATATTTATTTATATGGAAATTCAATTAACAGAGGAGGAAAAAAAGACATTAAAATTATTTGTCTATTATGTAAAATCATATGGTAAATCAAGTGTTTATAGTGAACATGTAGTTTATGATAACCAATTAGACTATTATAGTGGAGAATGGTATGGTCAAGGAAGTCCTGTACCTAGTTATAAAGAAATAGATGAATTAGTAGAATCTATTATTGATAGGTATGATATTCTTGATGAGGTTGGTGGCGATAATGGTGATGGTAGAGTTATGTTTATTGTTGATTGTGATGATATGGAAATTGAGGTAGAGGTGGCTTCGTATATCTTAACAACTCGAGATTCAGGTGATACGGAAATAATTAGTGAAAAGTTTGGTGAATCAGGGACTGAATTAGTAGAGTTTATGAAATCTAAAGGTATCTCAGAAGGTAGAGTCGATTTCTCAGGTGGTGGTGACTCTGGAGAAATAATGGATTATATCCAATTTGGTAATAGTGGTGAACCGAATAAACCTTTATCTAGAGATGTATTAGATACGTTATACACTTGGTTAGAAGACTTTTATGGCGGATGGGAAATAAATGAAGGTTCTCAAGGTTATTTTACTTTTTATAGTGGAGACAATGAATGTGAATTATTTTTTCAAGAAAATTATGAAGAATCGGAATTAGATACCGTTTTATTCGCAAAAATACAATAAAATCAAAAACCCCTCCGAAAAGGGGTTTTTTTATATCTGTTCAAGTGAGGTCATAATGTCAGAATACAGAGTGTTAAGATTTGATTGATAACTGTTGAACGCTTGAATCTTGACTAAAGGACCGTACTAAATCAACATCATAACATCGGTTCTGAACAATAGTTTGTAAACATCATCACTCAACTATCCCACATATTAAATTTGAGTTAGAGCATTGTGGGTATCCAACTCGTCTTGGATTGACTCAATCTCATCCTCCATAATTTTTACCACACTATCTCTTTCTACGATTGAAATTTCTGAGGTCATTACAGGTATATTTTCACTACGTCTTGAGTAGTAATCTGTTGATGTACCTTCAGTACAGTTCAACATTTTGATTTTAGACACCAATGACTTCAATTCAGACAATCTGAAAATCTTGTCATACACTGGTGAATTCGCTTGGTGAATCTTTGTTTTCAATTCAACCAAATCATTGGTAAGTTTTTCAACTTTTTCCAACGACTCTGATGAAGAATATGGTCTTAGTGAACCTACCTCGACACTATTGTAGGATTGAGCTTTTTGTAGTTCTTCGGTAATTTCTTTAACCAATTTATTCTTCAACTTTAATGCTTGTTTTACAGTCATATGTTGTTTTTTAATTTACTATTCAATGATAGGTGATAACCCCCAAAAGTCAAATCATTTCTCGATAAACATGTTAGTGTTTGATACAGGGGTACGTAACACAGGAACAGGACTCTGCATTTCTTCGGTTCTATACATCACCTCATAATAACCCTCATGTACTTTAACTGTAGGTACGTTATTGTAACTCGCCAAAACTTGACTTTCTTCTTTTCTATCTGAGTAAAACTTAACAGTTTTTTCAGTCGTATTAAATACTAATGTTTGCATATTATTTTAATTTTAAATTTTAGTTTCAGTTACACATGTTCCCAATATGAATAGTTGGAATATCAGAAATATAATAATTAAAAATACATTATCAAATATTGACCATTGGGTTGGGTTTAAATTATCTTCGAACCAAGATATTACCGAATACCATAACAATTGTTTAGATAGGTATTCTTTAACATTTAGTTCGTGTTTGTTGTCTTTCATATAACAATAATAAATAAAAGGGGGTTAAACTAAACCCCCTTCTTGGGTATTAAATCATTTTCAAAATGACTTCAGTTTTACCATCCCATTTGATGATACGGGATTTAGGAACCCAAAACTCCATTTCACCGATTTCCTCAACTTTCGCTAAGTACTCGTTACGGAAACGTTCTGCTTGACTTGCGTCTGTGATATATTCAACACCCATGTGTTTAGCACATGTCTTACCCATTTTAGTTAACATTGAAAACTCATCAGTAAGTGTCTTAGCACAACACACACAAACATCTCCACGTTTAACCGTCATCTTACCTGAGAACTTAACCGCCTTTGGTGATACTGCCAACACCTTAGTGATATCCAAAAGGATTGGGTTAAACTGTAGTCCGTATTGTTCTTTCATTTTTTGACCAACTGAACGTCCAACTTTAACTGTTTCACCAATAGTAGGTAGGTTCAATTTACGAGTATTTGCTTTGTTCTCGTCAGATTGGATTGTTCTGATTGCGGCGGAAACTTGTTTGTCAGAAAGTTTACCGTACTTCTCAAGTTTACTTTTCAACTCATTAACAAATGAGTTAGTACCTTGGTAGTCAGCAATAACTTTCAAGTCACCTGTCAATTCTACCTCTTTAGCTTCGGTAGGGTTAGATAAAATTTTCTCAACTGCTGATTTTTGATTTACGGTCAAAGAACCGTATTTTGTTAGAGCATCCTTCATTTTAAGGATGAATGTGTTTTTTCCTTGATAATTTTTAACTTGTGTTGCGATGTCTGTTGTCATGGTATCTCTGTATTTGTTTTACAAAGATAGTCATTTTTTAGAAACCTACAAATAAAATTTAGTTTTTTGGGTGATAAAATTTAAATTCGGTATTATCATTTTTTAATACCTCACTAAAATCAGATATTAATCTTTGTTCAATACCATTTTCAATATCTTCTGAGAACGGACTAGGTACAACATAACCTTCAGGATTAACAATCATCCTATTTGTTCCTTCAACAGTGCCTGCCTTATCTATTCTGATGTCAAATAAAATTTTACCATTATGTTCTTTAACATCTTTAATTGTAAACTTAACTTTCTTTTTATCGTTACCCCAACCAATTGTTATCATCTTAGAATATAACCCGTAATTTTTGAAGGTTGTAATAGCGTCTCGTATTCGTTTACTCTTAATGTCTTCCATGGATTTACCAATCATGATATTGTTAATTTCTTCAGGAGTTACATATAGGATATCATCTTTAATATTTGGGTCATAAGTCCTTCTTCTGATTGGATTTGCCCCTGATAAGTGTTTTGATGTACTTGATGAATAAGAATTACTTACTCTATACCACTGATTATTAATATATAGGTAAATCGGATACCATCCATAAGATGTCACCACATAGTACCATTCATTATTATCGTTAACATCCCAATAACCTTCCAAACTAGACCCTTTAAATGGTAATTTAACCGAACTATATTCGTACGCTGAGTTGTTAGGTGTTCTTCTTTGTTTAAACTCCCTATAATGTTTAAAAGTGGATTTATCTAAATTTTCATAATCCCCTTCAGGTCTATAATTTGCGGTATAGATTTCATAGTAAAATCTAGCGTCACTTTCTGGTCTACCAATGACGGGCATCATCGATTTGAATAACTTTAGTAAGTCTCCTTGTTTACTGTGTTTGTCTTTATTTTTGTTGATATATTTAAAGAATCTAATTTCTTTTTCTGACAACGGATTTTCTCCCTCACCTTCTAGTTGCTCAACAATTAATCTGATTAAATTTTTCATCAATAATAAATATCTTGGTAAGATATAAATTACCATAGTTCATAAAAACCTTAATCGTTTAGGGTTTACTGTCTCAGTCATAAATTAATTATAACAAAAAACCCCTACTAAAAACAGTGAGGGTCTCAAAAAAAATTCCATAGTTTTATTTTAAGAATCTTAATTTGTATAATGTAGAATTGATTAACTCACATACCGTATCAATCTGATTTTGTATGTAGGAATCTTTACAACAATCTCTAAGTTCCTCAACTTTACCACATAGGTCCTTAAGATAATTAATTGTGTTAGTATTATCTTTATAATCTTCAAGTTTATAATTATGATATCCTTTCAAAATACTGTATTTGCCTTGGTAAGATTCTACTAAACCGTCTACTATATCCCCAATACCGTCATAGTACCCATTAAGAGCTATATGTTCAGCATAAGATTTAGTTTGTAAATGAAATGTATGTATTTGTGTTCTTGAGTGTAGTAATAAAGAAATCATCTCAGTAAAATCTTTAGACCCTGTTTTTTGTTCCGTGATTAAACCTCTTTTTTTAACTTCTTCAAATAATCTTTCTTTTAATAAATCTTGTTTCATTGTATTTGTTTTAATATAAATATTAGGTTTTATCTTAAACTTAATACAACTTCCCCTTCAATTGAAAATAACGATAGGTGTTGTTTTATTTCTTTATTTATGAAGAATTCAAACATACTTTCTGTAAAATATCTAAAGTCTTCTTTATTTATTACATTTATAGTAACCACTACAATATCATTACCCCATTCTTGGTCAACCCCATTTTCAATATTTAATATTTTAATCAGAACTTTTTTATTTTCATTATTAGGTATCTTTATTTCAAGATTGTTGTTCTGATAATATTTTAAAATGTGGTTCATTTTCTTTAAAGATTTTTCTCAAGGTCTTACCTAATTCATAATCATTAGGATATTGTTTAATTAAACTTGTTATTAAACTAACCATAGTTTTTTCATCTAAGTTTTGGATTGGGTTTATCGTTTCTTTATTCATTGTTTAAATTTTTAGTTATTAAATCTTTATCTGAAATTATCATAGAATTTTCATATCTTTTTAAAATATTTTTAACCACATCAACCTCTTTCCAATAGATGGAACCTTCACTTTCAGGTGAATAATCATTATCAACCAAATATTGGACAATAGTGTTATCTTCTAATGTAATAAACCCATGAGCATATCCTCTTGGTACTATCAATTCATCATTTGGGTCCATCCCGAACGTTTGGACTGACATATATTCAGATGATTCAGGCCTGATGTCAACTATAAAGTCAATAATTGACCCATTTATGACTTTAATTAATTTACATTGTGCTTTATCACCTATTTGAAAATGTAATCCCCTAAGAGTGTGTTTAACAGGATTAACACTTATATTACTTTGTACCCAATTTTTATTTAATTCTATGATTGGTGAATTTTCGTATTTTAATGATAATGGTGCAAAATTACCTCGATTATCTTTAAAAACCTTATTATTTATTAGTTTAGCAAATTCCATAAAAAAACCTTTACCATAATGATATGATAAAGGTTCATAATAATCAAATATTGTAATTTATTTTCCGATAATTAAATCGTCAAAGTCAAGTTTACCCATACCATCCATTTGTTTATTGTCAACAAATTCATCATACATAAATGATTTTACAACGGCAATAACGCTTTGTTCAGCTTGAGCAACTTTACTAACCATCCAATCCTCAATTTCGTCTTTATCGTCCATCGATTCCCACATCTTATAGGCTAATGTGGCAATTGTAAATAATTGTTGTTTAGTCATACTAGACCCTTTATGATTTTCTTTTAATGACCCGAATAAATTACCCAATTGTTTTTCTGAAATAACTATTTTTGTCATCTTCTATTTGCGGTTTTTAATTTTTCAAGTTGTTTATCATATTCATCTTTACTCAAGACATCTTTCAACGGTCTGTAATTTCCTGTAGGTTTACGAACTTCCCATTTTTTACTAGCAGTTAAATAATATATCGAGTCATCATCAGCTAATTTATATTCACCACTTATCCAATCTCTAAAATTTCTCTCATTGTCAATGTTAGGACTAATGTTTGTACTTACTTCAGGTTGTCTAACATTAACCGTTTCTTTAGAGGTTTTAAAATTGTCAGGTTCTCTAACAGGTATTGATGTTGTCTGAGTTTTAGGTGTTGGGTTAACTAATGTTGTTGATTTATTTGATGTAGAACCTTTCTTCTCATCAGTTTTTTCAGAATCATAATAATTAGTTACTATGTTTTGTAAATTTTTAACTGAATATCTATAACTATCATAATTAGAAATAGCTCCCCTCAAATTAGATATTATACTTGATACTATAGGGTCTGTTGTTTCAAGTTCGGAAAATTCTACTTCAACATGTTTCAATTCTTTCATTACCGATAACATAGTTTTTTCACTACTACGTATTCTTTTTAAAGAATTTCTAATAATGTTCATATTCCTACTTAAACTATATCCTTTACCTGTGAAAGCACCTTTAATACCAGCAAAAATATTACCAAATTTTAAAGTACCTATATCCCGACCTAAATCACCTAAAAACCCCTCTTCAAGCTCTCCTTCTGAACTTTCTTTAATTGTTTTTACTAACTCTTCTAATTGTTTTTCTGTTATTATGATATTACCCATAACAATAAATATCATAAAAATAAAAAAAGGGAGATGTTACTCTCCCTTGGGGCCGATTAAGGCAATCCACCACTTTGTTTTACGAACAAAGAAACGTTATTATTTAATATTAAGGAACATTCCTGAACTACCCTCCATAGTTGTTGGTAGTTTACCATACCAATCAGAAGACTATATTAAATTTATTCTACATAATCTATAACTTTATTCATAGTGTTATCATCCACAATTTCAGTATTAGAATCTTGTGTTGTTACACCGTTAAAAGAATTTTTTATCTTCAGAACTAAAAATATAAACATAACAACAGTTCCAATCAATAACCATTTCAAAACTATTTTCCAAAATCTGTAGATGATATATAGGGTGATACCTATAGCAATTAACCATTCCATATTCAATATTATTTAGTTACTAAAGCCTCAATTTTACTTTTTGCGTGGTCCGCCAAGTCATACTTCTCAACTGAAGTTAGTACAACTGAATCTACTAAGTGTTTGTACGGTACGTGTACCAAGAAATCAACTCCGTTAAAGAACGTCAAGTCATTTTTAAGTTCAAGACACCCGTGAACCATTTTCAAGAAGATTTTGAATTGAGTTGCGTCAACAAATGTCTCGTTGATTAGTTTTCCAAACTTTTCGTTTTCGATTCTGATGTTATAAGTCGATGTGTTCATACCAATTATTTTATTTAGACAAATATAGAAATATTATTTCATTTTTCCTAATGCTTCGATTATAGAATCTACACTGTTATTACCCATGTAAGTACGGTCAATATTGAAAACTACGTCTCCATTAACATCTTTATAAGAAAGGACAATAACACTTCCGTTACTATGTTTAACTACTATTTGTTTATGGTTAGTACTGATTCCATTTTCAGTTCTTCCACCGAAATTAACTTCCGTATTATAACCCCAATATTTATTAAAGGCTAATTCAAAAGCTCTTGATTTAAGTTCAGCTTGTTTTTGTTTATGGTTATACGTATTCCAAAGACCATCAACGTATGCTTTAACCTTTTCAACCACAGGTCGTCCTGTTTTGAAGTATTTTTTATCATCTTCCCAATTACATGTTACTTTAAGTTTGTAACCGTGGTTAACAGTTCTCCATGAACCTCTTGGTTTTGTTTTATGCTCTTCAACATAAATTCTGATTCGGCAATTTTCACCTTCAGGTAGTTTACCTGTGTAAACAATCTCCATATCATTAAAATCAGAAGAAATCTCTCCAACTAACACTCTTTGTGAGTTATAATTATATTTACCTTCAGCGTCGACAATATAAGGTTGTACTTGCCATCTTTGGGTTCTAGGTGTTCTCTTTAATTCAAAGTCAGGAGAGTATTTAAGTAACTCGTTAAAGTACTTAACCCACTCAGACTCGTAGTTATTTCTATCAGCTTTAAATGTGTCCGCATTTCTTTGTACACTAGCAATGGTTTCTTTGATATGTTTCTGTTGTAGTTCTTTCTGTGTCATGGCGTAAGGGTATTTGTATCTGTTTGTAGAATACAAAGATAGTAAAAAATATTACATCACCAAAATTATTATTCAGTTTTATTAATAAAAGATTGTCTTTTATATATTACTAAATTTTCAAGTGGTAAAATAACGTCATAATGATAATCTCTCCAATATTTGTCAGGAGTCCTTTTCATTAATTGATTTTTAAAATTTCTAACCAATTGGTTGGTGGCATGTGTCTGTTGGTATGTCTCACAAGAGTCAATTACTTTTTCTATCCATTTTGATACGTCTCCGTAGTGCATACTTTTTTTTTCCATCTTATTCTGATTTAAAGGTTAACTCATCTAATTTTATCTGGTACTCTTTACCGTCTTTGAAGCCTTTTAGGTATTCCTCTGCCTTTTGAACTCTCTCTTTTGCTTTGGCTTGTTCAAATTTTACTACAAAATCATTTGGTATAATGTGTTTTATTTCATCATATAACCATTCTACTGCTGTCTGTTTCATCTTATTCTGATTTAAATGTTTCTTTGTAGTATTGTTCTGCTCTTTCATAATCATAAGCACAAATGTCAAATCCATAATTATTTGCAAACTCTATTATCTGCTCCTTTTCCATTTGCTTGGCTTGGTCAAATCTTTCAATAAAATCTGTATGAAGACCTCCAAAATCTTTACACATTTCTTTAAATTCATTTTCTAACCATTCTACGGCACTAATTTGTTTTTCCATCTTATTCTGATTTAAAGGTTAATAATTTTCTTTTTGCTATTTCAATTTGTTTTTTAAAATAATAAGGTTTTAATTTATTTGATTTTCTATTGCATATTTCAATCATTTCTTTACAGTAGTCAATATGTTTTCCAAGTTTATTTTTACTTCGGTCTATAATTCTAAATGGGTTATTCATCTTATTCTGATTTAATTGATTCTATTGGCTCTGCACCTTTTTGATACATAGGGGATGATACAATAACGTGTATTTGTTCTTTACCTAAATCACCTTTACAATGTGGGCAACACTTGTTTTCAATCATTTCAATAATGGCTTGTTCATTATATGCTTTGCCAATGATTTTTGCCAATCTTTTTTCCCATAATAAAAATTGACCTAATTCTGCTTTTTTCATTTATTCTGATTTAAAGGTTAAATTCATTTGTATTCTGTTTAATATTTTATTCAATTCTTCTTTGTCTTTATTGGTAATTGGAATATCTGTACTCATAATTTGTTTACTTGAACCAAAGGTTAATTCATCTAATTTTATCTGATATTCTTTACCATCTTTGAATCCTTTTAGGTATTCCTCTGCCTTTTGAACTCTCTCTTTTGCTTTGGCTTGTTCAAATACTTCAATATTGATATAGCGGGTGGATTTTGAAATATTTAGGTTAGCAAATAACCATTCTACGGCACTAATTTGTTTTTCCATATTAATATTCTTTTTTAAGTTCTCTATATATATCTCTTTCTTTAATTGTTTCTCTTTTATCGTATAGTTTTTTACCTCTACCTAACACTATTTCAACTTTAACCAAACCTTTATCATTCATAAAAACTTTATATGGTAAAATAGTAAAACCTTTCACCAAATTATTACTCAATCGATTTAATTCTTTCTTTTTTAACAAAAGTTTTCTATCTCTTTTTGCATTGTGAGTAAAAGCATCTTTAGTTTCAGATATGAGGATATTTTTAACAAATAATTCCCCATTATTAAAATAACAGAATGAGTCGTTCATGGATATCTTACCGTTTCTAATGGACTTTATCTCGGTCCCTTGTAGAACGATACCAGCAGTATAAGTTTCTAATATGTGATATTCAAATCTTACTTTCCTATTTTCAATATAAACTTTACCCATAGGAGCAAATATACGAAATAAAAACAAAAAACCCTAACAAATGGCTAAATTTGTTAGGGTTAATTACTACCAACTTAAAGAAAGGGGTTGTTGGGGCTATGTAAGATATAAATATATCAATATTATTAAAAAATATAATTTATTTTAAAATTTTTTCAATAATACCATGTAACTGGGTATTTGATTTGATTGGGAGTTTATCTAACTTGAAATACCCGTAATCGATGTGTTCGTCCCCATCTTGAGCATTTTCTAAATCAGGTATTAATTTTTTGTCAGAATTATAAAGAAAAACGTAAAATAACCCTTCAGAATCATTTTTACCTTTAGTCTTACCATTCATAAACCCAACAAGTTTGATTTTGTCTTTAAGTTTATGACCTGTCTCTTCAAAAAACTCTCTTTTAGCACCGACCATTGCATTTTCACTATCTTCAACATTCCCACAAGGTATAGACCATTGTCCTGACATATCACCTTCATAATTACGTTGACACATGAGAACTTCGTCCCCGCATTTAACAATTATCCCTGCATATCTCTTAGGTTGATTCATTACAATAGTTGGTATATTTATAATTATGAGATTAAAGATAAAAAATAATACATTTAAAATCAAAACAGTCTTTTCACAAAAAGACACTCAAAAAGGGATGATGGGTCGTAAATTTAATTCAACATTTAATGGTATGTTGTTCTTAATGAATGAAGGTCAACATTGTTTTTGGATGAAGAACTGTATTATACCTTTAGATATCATTTTTATTAATGGTAATAAAATAACCGAAATACATCATAATTGTCCTCCATGTAAAACTGAAGAATGTGATAATTTTTGTGGTGAGGGTGATACGATATTGGAGGTTAAGGGAGGTACTTGTAAAAGTCTATATATCAATATTGGTGATACTATCCATTTTTAATTTTATCCTCCAAAACTCTAACAAATTCACTCTGAACCATTTTGGTAAATTTTACATATGGAGCGTCGTCAGAATCAGGGTTATATTTGTATTTGTTGGCAGGTGGTCTTTTACTTCTACCCATATAATTTAAACCTGAAATATTCGTAATACACTTGTGTCCTCCACTATTGGCCTGAATAACATCCCAAGCGGTTACAGTAATATTATCCAACATCTCTTTTTCTTCTTCACTTAAAGATGTAAATGGTTGGTTCATCATTTCTCCAATATCCTTTAATTTTTGTTTACCATTTTCCATGGTTTTAAAATCATTTCCGTAGATAGCAACAAAATCTTTAAAAGTAAAACCAACGGAATGTCCACCAAATTCTTTAGAAAATTCAGAAACCCATTTTATAGTTGATAATGGTATATCTCTTCTTTTAAGTTGTGACTCCCATTTAGATAAAACTTCTTGACCCATCTCACCTAAATTAACACCTTTCAATTCTCTATCTTCCTTAAATGGGTTGCAAGACGCTTGTACTAAACCTAAAGGCCAAGCGATAACTAAAAAATCAGCTTCAGGATTATTTTTAAATGGTGTGTACCTATCATAAGAACCTGGTACCATTGTACTACCACCACCGTATTGTACGATAACATTACCCATAACTTTAACATTAGGGTGTGATTTCATCTGTTGGATATATCCTTCTTTGTTTTTTTGTAACTGTTCTTGCCCTACGTAACCCTTTTCAACCATAATTCTTTTTATGTTTTGAAGTAGGTTCATGATTGATGGTGTTGTGGTCATTACAAGTTCTTCAAGGAAACCTGGTTTGTTTTTAAACGCCAATAATAATTTATTTGCAACTAACCCTAAAGCCATTTTATTTTTTTGTAATCCTTTTTCTTTATCTAATCTGAAAAGATAATTGATAACCTCGTCAACACTTATTTTATTAGCCGCATAATTTGCCGAATCCACAGTAGATATTAACAATAAGTCGTCACTTGAGAAGATTTCTTTTGGTGAAACTACTTGTGAAATGGTTTCAACATTTGACCTTGATTGTCTAAAAGATGTTGACTTGGTGTCTTCAGCACCTGCTTGTCTATCATGGTGGTCTGTATGTATAACAAACATTGGTTTACCATGGGCGAAATCCACTAAAACAGGCATCACATCACCAGTCGCATCATTTTTTTTTACGGCAAATTCTTTATCCCCATATTGGATTACGTGAGTATCAATAACATTAATACCATTACTTTCTAAGTAATGTTTCATAGCGATTGCCGTGGCAACTCCATCTAAATCTTGGTGAAAGTATATTTCGGCTTTAGGGTATCTTCTAGCTAATTTTCTAATGTCCCTTAAACCACTCTCTTTGATAAGTCTTTTCACTATATAGTTAAATAAATAATTTTGTTAATATAGACACGGGGTCAATACCTCCTCCGCTTGATGATTGTGTTGGTGGTGACATGATAGTTGATGGTGGAGGAGCCACATTACCTCCCATATCATCAGCCCAAAGTCTTTGGGCTTGGGGTAATTGAGCGTATTCTGAATATAATTTATTTGCTTCGTCAGCACCTCCCACGGCATTTTCAATTTCTTCAGGCCCTACAAAATTACCAACCCCTAACCAATCTAAAAAACCAGCATAAAACTTAGTTCTTCTCATAAGTGACCTGGTAGCGGGATTTCCTCCGAAAATTCTTGGTACTCCCGCTTGTAATTTAGACCCTAAACTAGCATCAGATTTCATAAACGATAACCAACTATTTTTACCCGTACCATAATCTCTAAATATTCTAACAGGGTTTTGTTTTGTTAAAACACCTAACTGTGCCTTTTCAGCTGCTGCCAATGTTTTAGCCCCTGAAACTCCTTTTCCTATCTTACTAGCATCTTTAAATCCTTTACCAAGTTTTATCGCGTCCTTGCTAAATTCGACCGCACTTTTAACTTTTTGCTTGTTTTTCATTAACTTACCAGCGTCGTCAAAAACTTTAACGTAATCTGTGACTCCTTTCATCATTGAGCCCGACGCTTTCCCACTTGTACCAAGTTTACTTAATAAAGTAGTACCCCATTTAGGTGTTGAGGATACTAATTTTGATATTGGTCCTCCCGCAGCTTTTGCAGTTTCTGCAACTTTAGCCGCGTCTCCAACTGCTGACGCAGTTCTAAATGCTTTAACCGCATCACCCCCAAGTTTTAAAGAACCAACAACTGGTTTAGCTATTAAATCACCTAACACAGGTAAAACCGATATCCAAGATAATATTGCGAATAATTTATCCCCTTGTCTCCAATAACTTATACCGTTTACAAGGTCCACTATACCTGTAGGGTCGAAAATACCGACAATATCACCTACAGTGTTATACCATCTTGATTCTTTCAAAAGATATGATTTTTCAGGAAAAAGAGACTTTAAAGTTTCAATAACAAAAGTTCTATCTTTACCTGATAATTTTTCCCATTTTTCATTAATATAGTTAAGTTGTTCCTCTTTATAAATTTGGACTAACTTCTCTCTAAATTCAGATTCATTTATATAAGCATTATTCATTAGAAAATGTTTTTAATATAAATACCTACATAAATCAAAAATCCCACTTATAATTGTGGGATTTCTTTTATTTGTTCTAACGTCTTAAATAAATTAACTCTTGATTCAGCTACTTTACAATAGTCGGGTGACAATTCAATACCTAACCATCTTCTATCAAGTATTTGAGCAGCTACTAAACTAGTTCCACTACCAACAAACGGGTCCAAAACTATATCGTTCTTGTAGGACAATATTTTAATCGCTTTGGTTGGTATGTCCATGGAGAAACTAGCCTTGGTGAGTGACCTAGTGTCAGCAAAATAATTCCACTGACCATACACAAGTTGAATAAATTCTTTTTTATCTGTTTCTTCATATATAACTTTCTTTTTTGTAGTTCCGTCAGGTTGTTCAACATCGGTTATTTGACCTTTCCATTGTGGTTCACCTTTAACTTTTTTAATGTGGTATTTTTTATAAGCTAAAATAACACATTCTTTTGGGTTATAAATATAAGGACTTGATGGTGACATCCATGAACCCCATGCAGTGGTTTTACTTCTATGTGGGGACTCTTCTTCAAGGTCAACAATACCGAAGAAACCATATCCAATCTCTTTCATAATTTGCCACATCTCAGATACGAAAAATATTCTCCCACCTTTCTTTTGTCTGTTAATTTCGTAGGGAATGTTTAACGCAATTCTTCCATCGTCTTTTAATACCCGATATACCTGAGATAACCAATCACGACTAAAGATTTTATAATCTTCAAATTCAACATCATCATTATGAACATCATAATCAATACCAACACCATAAGGACAACTAGTAACAACAAGGTCGACTGATGATTCTGGTAATGTTTTCATAACCTCAACACAGTCACCATTTATTATTTTTTCAGTTTCTATCATATTCTTAATTAAATCCCCGTCCGCAATGAACCATTGCATTAATTTTTTCTTTTCTTATATAAGAAAAATAATCATTAATTTTTTTTAATATTTTTTTCATTTATCTAAAGTTATACTGTTATTAAAAATTTTAGTATTATTAAAAACAATATCAGGGGTTACTTTTATCATTAAAGCGGTATTTGTCTTAGATTTTATACAATTTTTGTTTTCAAAATTATTAATAGTTGTATTAAATCTTGTTATAGAAGTATAACTACCTGTTTTTAATTTATCAATGTCTAACCCTATAAAATCAGTTGTTATAACATCATAAAAATTAGGCAAATCCCTTACTAAAGTTTTATCTTTAAATGATATCCAATCGTGATTATATTGTTTGAACTCATACAATTTATTAATTGATGTTTTCAATCCTTTTTCTAAATCCTCAACATTTTTAAAATCTATCAGTATTTTGAATATATAATTCTCATAATCTTCCGTTATTACCACATTGGTTATTCCTTCTTGTTGTATTAACGACTTTTTAAAATTTAAGATTTTTTCTTGTATGTCTGTTTTACTTAAAACTTTTTTACCATTTAAACTATCTAAAGCTAATATCGAACTTACTTTAGTCTTACTTGAGCTTAGATTTAATGTATATTTAAAAGTCCCAGACCCATCTAAATTTATTTTTAAATCATCAATTAATTCAACACAAGAAGTTAAAAATAAGATTAATAAAAAATAAATAATTTTCATTTATTTTCCAATGTTTCAATATGATGATTTAAATACCAAAGAGCTTTTTTAAGGTCCTGAAGTTCTTTATCAGAATCTTTTTTCCCCGCTCTTGAGATATACTTTACGGTATTTCCCAAACTGAACCCCAAGTCCCAAGCATCAATCACTTTAATGGCTTCATATGGGTTTGATTCTCCTCCATAATGTTCTGGATGATTTACTTGTTCACTCATTTTAATCTTCTTTATATTCGTTCAATAATTCCTCACTTGTAAGAATACCATTATATTTCTTTGCAACCTCATCAAAATTTTTAACACTTACATTACTAAACATATTTTGAACTGTTTCATCAAGTTCATTTGCCATATCAATGGTGTCAGAAATAACTTTTATAATTTCGTAAGGATTTGCATTTGATGCAGGTCTTCTATCTTCAATATAACCTTTCCATTCTTTAGCGGTTGATAATGGTACTCGTATTGAGGCTCCTCTATCACTTACACCCCAACTAAATTTATTAATTGATTGTGTTTCATATTTACCTGTTAACCTTAAATCATTATCGGAACCATAAACTTCAATGTGAGTATCTCTTCGTGATTCTAAAGCATTAAATAAAGAATTGAAATACTTTTCCCCACCCTCATTTCTCATTTTGTGTGTTGAAAAATTAGTGTGGAGCCCTGACCCGTTCCATTCTCCGATTCTCAATGGTTTAGGGTGATATTCAATCCAATAACCGTATTTTTCTGAAAGTTTTTCCATTAAATATCTTGACATCCATAGGTCGTCCCCAGCTTTTAATTTACCTTGTGAGAATACTTGGTATTCCCATTGACCTAAAGCAACTTCAGCATTTACACCTGTTATATTTATACCCATACTTAAACATAAATCCATATGTTCTTCAACAATATTTCTACCTATTACATTATGTCCAACACCACAATAATATTTACCTTGTGGTTCAATAAAACCTTTAGTATGTCCTAATATTTGTCCTCCCAATTCTCGTATAAAGTACTCTTGTTCAAACCCAAACCACATGTCTCTATCTTCCTCACCCAATTTAGCTCTTTGATTTGTTTCATGCGGTGTTCCGTCAGAATTCATTACTTCACATAATACATAAACCCTATCAACACAACCTACTTCACGATACATTCTCACAGGTTTTAGAATACAATCTGATTTATCACCTTCAGCCTGTAAGGTAGAAGAACCGTCAAAATTCCATTCAGGGATTGATGTGAAATCTGTAACGTCAATATTACTTACTTTAATTTTACTTCTCAAATTTGGTTCTGGTGTATAACCATCAAGCCAAATATACTCTATTTTTGTCATATTTATAATTTTTTACTTCCTTTTACTCGATATTCATTATCGACTTTAATTAATATATCGTCTTCAACTAATTCATCTAAAATATTTTTCGCCACATTCTCACTCACATTTAAAAGATTTTTGGATATATAATCAATACCCAATGGTTGTCTTAATTTAGACAACATTTTTTTAATTTTTGTCGAGTTCTCCATTTTTTATAATTTTTAATATAATAGAATCTTCTACACCTTGATTGTGTAGGTCAAGTATTTTTTTAGATTTTTTGTCAGTTAAGAATAAAGCATCTGCGGAAAAGTAATTACTTAAAGGTTCGTTATTTTCTAACCTATTTAAAATATTTTCAAATTTTATAAACCTTTTATTAAACCCCATTAGGTAATAATTTTTTTACTTTGTTACTTTCTTTTTTAATTGTTTGGGTTATGTAACTCATTATTTTTCTTTTAAAGATTGGTATTAGAGTTTCTTCAAGAGGAAAAATTTCATTACATAACACTTCAAATACAGGATACTTGTGACTTTTAACTTTAATATCTTTACTTAAAAAGTTAAGAATAATATCAGTAGGTGTCAAATCCGAATTGTCACTTTCATAGATTAATTTTAAAAATGTTTTTGGTTGGGTATCTTCTTTTTTTTGTTTTCTAATATTATATCTCCAAATATATAATTTTTCTTTAGCTTGATAATAAAAGAATCCCATTTTGGAATCTATATTAGATTTGTTTTTCTTTAAATTTACGGTGATGGAATCATAAACTATTGACCACACTGATTTTGTAATACCAAAATAGTCTTGTAGTCTTGGGTGACTGAATTTAAGTATTTTTCGGTACTCATCGTATTCATCATCCGCAAGTACAGGTATGTCTTTTAATTTTAAATCAGATAAAATATATTCATCATCAAATGATGATAACTTTTTTTCAGAGTATAAAATTTTATCTTGATTAATAAGTGTTTGGATGTTACCTAAATGTAATGAAAGTTCTGTAAACATCGGATAAACTTTCATTTGTTCTAAATCTTTATTTAACTTTTGAAAGTAATCCAATAAAATATATTGTTTTTGTTCTGAGTCTATAATTCCGTTGAACAACCAATCGGTATCCATTACAAACTTTATTTTATTTTTCCTTGTCATAACTACTTAAAATATAGATAAAGTTTTTTTAAAAATGAATAGGTGGTTAACTCACTTTCATAATATAGTAAATTTCCCCATCAAATTCTACTTCATCATAAGTACCATCATTTCCATTCATAACTCCCCATCCATCCTCGTCAACCAATCCTTGAGCTAATTCATCCTCATCCACAAAATTTTCCAAATTTAAACTATGTACTTTAATAAAATTCATAGGGTCTCTCATGTATCTATTTACAATACCTTCCAATTTATCATCTACCATATCTTGACTTGGTTCATCATCTGGTTCAATACTATCTAACTCATCTTGAGCCTTATCCTTTTTTTCCTCAACTTCGTCAATCATTTTTTGGATTTCGTAATACTTTTTGTCATATTCTTCAGGGTCCTCTAATTCATCGTAAGCCTCATTTTGTTTTTCTTCAAGGTCTGAAATATAATCCTCAAGTTCGGAAATATAATTTTCAAGTTTACTAATTCTTCTTTCTTGTTCTGCAGTTAATTCAAAATCATCGTCATTAAAATAAACTTCAGGATTTTGCCAAATATCATCTTCATACCATTCCCTTATATAATCTCTTAGATAATCCTCATCTATATAATTTTCAACAAAATGGTTTCTGAATCCATCCATTCCTACGTCATCAATATAATTTTTAGCATATTTTAAAGCTGCGTCATCCATCTCTTCCGAAGTACCAACAGTGTATTCATTATTTTTAAACCCTGGTAATAAAACCTCAAAGGTTGTTAATCCATAATGCGTCCATCTCATTGGATTTAAATCGTAAACATCTCCTTCATCTTCACCAAGGTCTGATATCTCATCTTCAATTTCAGATATTCTTTCCTCAATTTCCTCAGTATATTCTTCTTCGTTTTCAAGTCTTTCAAGTTCAGTATTCAACTCTTTTAATTTTTCCTTATCTTCATTATTCAAAACTTCAACATCTCCGTTATCAACTAAAAATTTAAAAAGTGCGTTAGCTTTTATACCTTCATCGTCAGTATCTTCAGGGTCCCATATATTACCAAGTCGTCTACGATTACCCTCAGACCTTTTTTCTCTAAGTTCCGCCGCTAATCTTTTTGCTTCTATTGGGGAATCACTATCCCAAACATGTTTTCTAACTGTAATACCATCAATATTAGAGATTTTGGTCCTACTAATACTAAGACTACCATCAACATATTTTACATTACCCAATGAGTCCATGGGTGTATTTGAAACATCTAAATCTCCCGTTATCCATAATGGTTTACCCTGAAACTTAGGTAATCTACTAATCCCTTGTCCATGGTAACCTGAAAGTTTTAAAAGTTCTTTATATTCTTCAGGGGATATTTTATAATATTCTTCCTCGGATTGTTCTCTTATCAACCCTAACAATCTATTCATTTTATTTTCCGATAAAAAAATTCTACGATTCATAATTATAAATACCCTAAAAAATAAATAAGGTATTGTTTACTATTAAATCAATTTGGGTGATATTTATTGGTATAATAAACCTATTAAAAAACTTAAATATGGGATGCGGTTGTAAAAACAAAGGAAATCAGGCGGCACAACAACCATCACAAAGTGCTCAACCTGCTAAAGAACAAGTTAAATCACCAAACATTCAAGAATCTATTAAAAAGGTTGTTGAGAAGTATTACAACAAGAAATAAAAAAAGGGTTCAATTTGAGCCCTTTTTTTATTTATACTCTCTTAGAATGTGACACTATCTGATAAAAATCTTTTTCCCCGTCACAATATTCGATTACCAATTCAAGTAATTTTTTAAACATAAAGGCCCCTTCAGTTTGTTTTTCACATTTTATGAATAATTCTAAAAGTGAACATAAAAACTCGATTTTTAGTGGACCTACATTAGTTATTGTTTCATACTTTTCTACAAAGTATTCATAATATAAAAAATTATAAGACTTCATTTCATCTTTAGTTTTAAACGGTTCTATTAAGTCATATAATTCAAACCATTCAGAAACAAAATTTTTAACTTCATAAGGAGCGTATTCAGATTTAATAATTAAATCAACAATCCAATGAGTATGTGATGGGGTTCTTAATCTATTCTTACCATTTTTATATTTAACAATGAAATCTAAATCAGGATTACCCCCTCTACTACCTTGATATATTGCAATTATAGTTCCATCAGGTAGTAACCAATTATTTATTGGTTCATGTCGTACTCCTTTTTTAGAAAAACTTAAATTCATTATTTAAAGAATAAAATCCTTAATGATACCTACACCTTCTTCTATATTTTCATAATTCACTTGTGGTGCATATAATTGCGGAACAGGTTCTTCATCTTCAGTATCTTCCACTAACATAAACGCAGGAACATAATCACTACCAGTTATTTCAGCAAATAAATTAAATTCTTCTTCGTAGTCATCGATGTCTCTTTCGTGAAACTCCACATTACTTTCTTTTAATTGTGTTTTAAACACTTCACACCAAGGACAACCTTTCATGGTGTATACTACTACTAATTTATTATCCATTTGTTAATGTATTAATCAAATCTTTTAATTGAGACTCTTGTAACAGTCCTGCTTTACTTGACACTTCATTACCTTCATTAAAGGTCTTGATTGTTGGGATTGCTCTAACTCCTAACTCAATAGCTAGTTCTCTATTCTCATCAACATTTATTGTATACATCGGTACATCTGATGTTTCAGCAACTCTTTCAAATATAGGTTTCATCATTTTACATGGTCCGCACCAAGGTGCCCAAAAATCAACAATCATTTTTTCACCGTTATCGATTTTTTCTCTTAATTCTTTTTGTGTAATTTCCATAATTTATTTTGTTTTTAAGATATTATTAACAGTAAATTCTGTAACATTTAATCTATTTACTGTCGTGAATATAAATATCTTAGTATTGTTATGAACATATAACATAATCCCAGATTTATCATACATAAGTAACTGAGTAATATCATCGTTTATTTTATCCCCACCAAATACTGGAACTGCCTTATGGATGTGTGTCCAAATTAATTCTGATTTACCAATTAATTTATCGATATTTTTAATAATACCTTCATTTTTTAATGGGATGGGTATCTCAATGACACTTGGATATTCATCAAAGGTTTTAACAAAAATATCAATACAATGTGTGGGTATTTTTTCCATATTAAAAATTTAATTCTTCACCAAATAATTGTAAAGGCTCAATAGTATTACGGGCACTTACGTTTGTAATTCGTTCATCGTCCCACTTTAAATAAGGTCCGTATTGGAAGTTCATCATCCCGATTTCCTCAGTGAATCTACTACCTGAGTTAAATGTTTTATAACCAACCTTTAACTCTACTTTGGGTAAATCAAATAGTTTTTCATTAACCAATTTTTCAATTCGGATATCCAATAATAATATCGGTCTATTCCATGATTCGTCAAGTTGGTGGTTAAATCTTCCGAGTGTTTGAACTCTCTTCAATCTAACCTTTTCATTTTCTAACTTAATCTGATATTCAATTGTTGCTCTTTCTTTAGAATCGTCAGACCCATTTCTAAGTGAGATAATAAATGAACCTGCTCTATTAATATACCCTTTAACACAATTTGACTGAAGATGGGATTCCACATTATATTCCCTTGACGTTGTTAAAACTACAGGGTAATAAGTTTCATCCACAACTTCTTGAACTTTATCAACAAATTCTTCATTATAAAACCTGGTAAAGTCTCCATTATTGTAAAACCCTAAACGTTCTGATACGTTGAAGTGTTCGTCCATAAATGTCTGATAATCATTTGATTCCCACCGAACACTTTCAAATCTTCTTAGATTACGAATCATACTTAAATGGTCATAAAATGTATGACTGTCAATCTCACCCTTTAACATTAATTTAAAGACTTCAAATGAGTTGTATTTTTCTTTTTTACTTTGGAATAAATCTTCCTTCCACCCACTATGGTGATAATTACTTTCTAGAATACTAATAAGAATCTTTTCAGGTTGAGACATTATAAAGTCCTTACCAAATAAGTCGAAGGTACTATTTAAAAACCCTGGCCCATTAAATTTTTCAACCCTGTGTAATACTTTTTTTATTTTATCTCCTTTGAGCCCATATAAACCCATGAAGGTATCTATAAACTTCATTTTATATTTAACAAAATCTTTCTTCTTCGGGTGAGGATGTGACAACATGAATACGCCCCAATTATTAGGTGTTTTAATGTCATTCTTATCCAAATACATTTTATATAAAATATATTCGTGTGACATATTAGAATAGTTCTCAAATTCCAGTGAAGAATTAAAGAAGGTACTGAAAATTTTTTGAACGGTTTCTCCCTTATTAATCAACAGTTCGGGATTTCTATTAAGAATGTTAGATAATTCAGAGTTAATTAATGACTTCATTCTATTAACAGGGTCAGTGTTAAATGAATTTCTACTTACTTTCTTTCTAAATTTACGTTTTAAATGGTAATTGGTTATACCTCCATAATATAAAGAATTTGTTTTAAAATTATAGGTTAAGTACGTCACGTCAGTTTGTACCTTAAAATACTTTTTACCAACGTTTCTATTTCTATGATATCTAAATAATTTTATACACGTCTTATCATCTGTTTTAGTAACAATTACACTGACTCTAGTGTGGTAAACACTACATAAAGGATTGGCGTAATTTTTAAGATATGACTCTTCATTACTATGTTCCGTCTTGAATTGGAAGTAGTTCTTGTAGGTACTTTTATCTATTTTAATACCTAAAATCTCATCGGTATCGTCCTCAAGTTTACAGTACGAATCATGTTCAGTTACAATATATCTGTCGTGTCTAAATTTAAATAATTCCTCCATAAATAATGTGAAATAGGGGGAAAATGATTCCCCCGTTATTTTAATATGAGTAAGTATCTGCGAGTTCCCAAAGTTTAGTATTAACTTGACTAACCGCCATAATACTTTTTAAACCTCTAAGTTCAGTTTTTCTACCTTTGTCAGTAGTATATTTCAAACCTCCTTTTACGAAGTTCTCTTGAATTACGTTGAACGTTGTCCAAACGTCTTTACCCATGTCTTCTTCACGTCTTGGGTGAACGATTGACATAACGTCAAGAGTTGTTGGTACGTGACCTGATTTCCATCTAAGATTTATTGCTTGTTTAATAAAATCAATTCTTTCTTTATCAGATAATTCTTTACCCATCATTCGACCAACTGAATCCTGTATGATAGGTAATTTACCCGCGAAAGATTCTGTTAATCGTTTAACATCGTCCAAATCAAATCTTTGGTGTTTAACGTTAAATGATTCTGCTAAAGATGTTGGTACTGTCAATCCATTACTACATACCAATCTGTGTAGTCCAGCACTAACTGAAAGTGTTGCATAACCATTATGAGAGTTTCTGATGATTGCTTCAACTAATGAGTCACCAACTTTAGGTAGTTCACCATTTCTAAGTCTAAGTTCATGGACTGAGTGAATTCCTTTTCCTGTTTGTTTTGCGGAAGATACATTCCACCCTTCTCTTTGAAAATTATCAAGAATATCCAAAGTTGGTACGAAAACGTACTTATTGGACATCTTGTTAGAAGGTGAGGTTGCGAATACTGAAGGGGTGTTTTGTTTAATCTGTTCTAATGTCATCATAGTTATATCTTATTTGTGTCTACAAAGATATAACAAAAAATCATTAAAACAAATTAATTTAGAGAAAATGTTCCGTATTTTGTTTTTTGGAAGACCCCGATAACTTTAGATTCAATCTTTTCAAAAGATTCTTTATTTAATTCGACAACAATATCAATTATTTGTTTTTGAGTTAGAGAAACCTCATCACCGTTCTCAATGTTTTTATAACAAGTTTCTTCAACCTTTTTATAAAAATCCTCCTTTAATGAGTCACCAATTAAATCAATTAAGTCATTAGGATTTTTATCAAAAAAATTTACAAATTGATTAAGATATAATTCAACTTCAATATTTTTCATAATTTAACTTTATTACAAAGATAATAAAATTAACCTACATAATAAAACCCGTTACCTTCATCACTTAACTTTTCTTGTAGTCTTTCAGGTATTTTTACGTTAGGATTACTTTCCTTTAAGTTAATGAATGCCAAACCTTCAATATCTGCAATTGACTCAGGTAAACTCACTAAATGTTTGTTACCAGGTATTGCTAAGAAATTAAGATTTTTCATTTTACCAATACTTTCAGGTAAACTCTTAATTAAGTTTTGGAAAAGTAATGCCGTACATTGTGTAAATCTACCAAGTGATTCAGGTACGTCTAAAGCAATGTCTTCTTTAGATTTATTATTGATTAATAAGTGTTCAATATTGTCAGGTAAACTTTCAAATAACTCATCAAATCCATATAATGCTACGAATTTACCAGCAGAACTTTCAGGATAGTTGATTTCAACTTTATTAGTTCCCTTAGTTACTAAACCTTTTGCAAACTCAGGTTTAAAGAATTCTTTAAGTTCTGACATCGGTCCATTCAGATACTCAACCAAATTAATCCCTCTATCATGTCTATCCATAAATTGGCTAGATGGGAAATGGAATTGATATCTTTCCAACGGTAAACCTGTTTTTTTACCAACTTGACCTTTATCATCATTTGGGAAAACTACATATAATGGTCCATCTTTAATATATCCATTGAAATATGTTAAACCTGGTGATGACGTACACCATCTTGATTCTCCTTGGTCATACTCATGGAAACCTCCATACCAAATAGCCGCGTCTCTACCAACTTGGCCTCGGTCTTCAACTTTAATTAAAGTCCAATTAGGTCCTTCAAATAAAATCTCTCCACCAGCATGATTAAATCCTTCTCTTGATTTTTTTGCTTCTTTTTTCTCTAATTCAGCTCTTTTCTTTTCAGGTATTTGGAAATCTTTAATGGTGTCAAACAAAGTTCTTGGTGTGAACTTGTTAATATCTCTTTGGTCTTGAGGTAGGTATTGTTTTGCTCTTTCAAACTTTTTTAAATCGTCAGTCGTCTTATATAAATCTTCCATATATAATCTTCGATATTCAGCAATAGCGTTTTTAAACTCACGACTTGCAAAATCTAATGGTAAATTTTCAGGAAGGTCTAATTCATTTTGTTTAGGACTGGCGAAATTTTTGAGTAACCATTGTACATATTTACCAACTTTAACGGATTCCATATCATTAACTGATGCTCCTTCAATATTAAAATTTTCAGGTGCTTTAGTTGTTGGGTCCGCAAATATAATATTTTTTAAAGTGTCAAAATCCATAATACCTTGAGCCTTCTTATTCTTTTCCAATGCTTTAGGATTTGGCTTGGTATATTTGTCGTAAACTACTTGGAACCTAGTTTGTTCAACAATAAGTTTAGATAAAAGTGAAGTAATTTTCATTTCTAGGTTTTTATAATAAATATTCAGTCTTTATAAATAATTCATAATTAATATTTCCTCTCCCATATTTTGTTTTTCACCTTTCTTTGCAGCCGCGGCTTTTGCAAATTGTTTTGTTTCCCATATGTATTCATTTTTAGGGAACCATTCGGATAATAAAGGGAAATCATAATAAGATAATGAGAATTTACCTTTAATCTCTTTTAAAGTATTTGCTATTCTTTCATGGTCGTCTCTATCAAAATCATGATTAGAATAATAATTCTCAGTTTTCCAATAAGGAGGGTCTAAATAAACATAAGTCGATTCAGAATCATACTTTTTAATCACATCCACAAAATCCATATTCTCAACATCCGTTATTTTTAAGAAGTGGTCAATCCAATCAGGTTTAGATAATTTATCTCTAAATGTTAAATATTTTGATTTATACTTACCCTTAAGGTCTATATATGATGATGTTTCAGGTTTAGACCCACTAAAAACTTGTGTTAGAATATAAACATATTTTGCAGCGGTTTCATAATCACCAGGTTCTACGCTGAAACCTTCATTAAAAACTTCAGTCTGAAACCTGATGAATTGTTCTTTTAGATGTAATGGTGTAATATCAATACCTTGTTGTTGACACTCAATTGAGTTAATTGCTCTTAACAATTCCTGTGGGTTTTGAACACACTTGAATAGGTTGTAATTTAGAGGGTTAAAGTCATTATAGACAACTTTATTTAGATTCGGGTATCCCTTCAAATCCATATTGAAAAAACACCAAAACATCCCTCCAAAAGTCTCAAGGTATGTCTCCATATTTTTATCATAGAAAGGGACTATCCACTTTCCTATTTTACTTTTTCCACCAATATAAGATAACATAATTCAAGTATAAGATTTTTTTTATTTAAAAGGAAGTGTCACCAAGTAATTTATTTTACATTATATTTAATAGTGAGTATATTTAAAAAAAACATGTCTATGGAAAACGAAGTCGGTTGTAAAAAATGTAAGAAAAAAGGTTTGAGTGGAACTCATTGGATAATGGTAGTTTTATCATTTTATATCCTATTCACATCAATTTACGGTACCATTCAATTATTTAAATTATTATTTGCTAATATTTAATTCTCTTTTATATTTAACAAATAATTTAATGAAAAGGTCACCATTACCATTTTGACCTCTAAATCCTTTGGATTTAACTCTCAAGGGTTTAGACGTGTCGAAATCTTCGGGTAACTTAATAAACAAATCACCTGAAGGGTGAGGTAAATTAAACCCAATTTCATTTAAATCATTTAAAGTTAAGAACGCATTATAAATTAAATCGTTTCCAACTTTTTCGAAATTTTCTTCAGGAATAACTTTAACTCGTATAACTAAATTACCATACATTCCATGGTGATAATCTCCCTTACCTTGCATTTTAAAAAATTGTCCATCATCAACACCATGTGGTAATTTTATTTTCAAACTTTCAAAATCTGATTTAGTCCCTTCTCCATGACAAGTTCCACATTTGGTTTTAAACACTTCTCCCATACCTCTACATGTGTTGCAAGGTTGTCTAAATTGTTGTGTAAATAAACCTGTACCCATCGTAACAACCGTAAACCCAATACCATTACAAGTACCACAAGTAATCTTATCACCACCAGACCCATTACAACTATCACAAGCGTGTTTCCTTTGGTAGTTAATTACTTTATCTGATGAATTAAATGATTCTAAAGTCCCTATTTCAATATCGATAATTTTATCAGGAACGGTTCTTTTTCTATTAGTGTAAAACGTACCGAATAAATCATCAAAAGATGAACCTCCCATCCCACCAAAAGGATTACGTCTACTGTTATCATACTGAGTCCTTTTATTTTGGTCTCCCAAAGTATCATAAGCTTCAGATATTTTTTTAAAAGTTTCTTCCGACCCTCCTTTATCTGGATGATGTTCAACCGCTAATTTACGATATGCCTTTTTTATTTCATCTTGTGTCGCATTTTCATTAACTCCAAGTGTCTGATAGAAATTATCCTGATTCATTTACAATATTTATTTATAATCAAATTATATTATGTTATATGTGATGGAACACACACAAAACTATATCATAGTTCTTTTTAAAAATAAAGTAAAAAAGAAAATAATCAATAAATTCAAAACATATAAAAAAGCGAACGAGTTTTATAATGATTTATTGAAAAGGAGTGATGATGTGTTATTTCCTATAGGGTATGAAAACGGTTATATATCATCTTATGAAATAGCTCTTTTAGAACGTAAAAAAGGTCCTTCGGAACATTTATTTACTAAGGATGAATTTGGCCGACAGATTAAAGTAGATTTAGATGATTCTGATTTTAAAATATCAAAAGTGTCTCCGTATTTAATAGAGGAGAATTTTGTGGATTACTCAACAGGTAAGAAAATAAATACTGATACTTTTATTAAAACCTATCTAAAAAAAGATGGTTATAAATTAATTTCCAAGTTGAATAATAAAATTGTGTTGCAAATTGATGATGATTTTAAATTATTCACGTTTAAGAGTTTGGACGATTCTGATAGGTTTATTGATACGCTAACAGAAAAATTTAAAAATGAGAGGAGGATTGATTGTTTATTAGTTAAAGATTATTCAACTAATCAAAGGAAATATATATACGATATTTTAGTTAGGAAAGGTTTTTCTAAGAATTATCTTCAGAGACATTCAACAACTCATCCCTTAAAAAAATAAATTCAATCCCTGATATCTCAACTTTAAATTGAGTATTATTTTTATCGAAGTTACTAACTTGAGCCTTTGTAAATTCAAAGTCTTCTTTATTTAATGAAAAAACTACAACAGATTTTCCATTAGGGTATATTTCTGATAACGATGTTGAGAGTATCGCAAACTTGGTTAGTAACCCATTAACATCATCCTTAGCCGTCTCCATAAACTTAATTTTTCAGGTTTTTTAGGAAGCAATTCTTCCTTATTCATTTTTTTTATTTTTTTAATAAAATCGTTTTTTTCTTTCTCCAATTCGATTTTATCCTTGGCCATCTCTCTCATTAACCAATCCAGTTGTTGTTCTGACTTCTTCTTCATCGTCTTCTAATTGAATTTTAGTGGTTTTAATGTCAAATTTTAATTGTTTAAGATAATTCAAATTAGTCTTTTCAAAGAGACCTTTTAATTCTTCCACCTTAGTTTGGAATAATTTTTCTTTTTCTTCTCTGTCCAAATTATGTTTTATAATGCTTTGGATATTTTGACTCAATGTCTCAATGTCTTTTTCTTCTATCTGAGAAACAAATGAAAATAGTCTTTCATTTGGTATTTGCGATTGTTGTTCAACCACTTTACTCTCATCTACGAATCGTTTAGGTAATTTCCATGTGTTAGGAAAACTTACATCGAAAGTTAGATAATTTTTTATCTTTCTAACTGATTGTAGATATGGGAATAAAGTAGAAAATTCTTTATATAGACTCATAGTTATGCGGATATTATATATGTTAAACAGTATGAAACTGTAATTCCCAAAAATATAAGCTCCCTATCACCAAACTCCAAGGGTTTAGGTGGATTTTGTGATAGGGCTCTTACAAACCTAAAAACCGTTCTAACAACGGTTAAAACTGAAAATATAAAAAGGAATAAAAATATTGTATTTAAATTATTCATTATCAGTTTTTTTTCTTCCATCTAAGATTTCACTTCTCAACTTTTGTAACAAACCTTTAAGTTCTTGAGCAACTTTTCTAGCTCTTGTACCAGCACTCTTATTACCTTTTGAAAATTTTGTTACGTCTACCGATAGTTCTTCATTCAATGATTTGATTTTTTCTAAAGTTTCCATTTTTTTAAAAAATTGTTTATATTTTATTACTATAAAAGTTAATTTTTTTTGTTCTAATGTAAATACTAGAACCGTTTTTTTTATATTGTCATGTTTTTATCCAACATTTTATAAATTGTTGAGACCATATCTAAATCTGATTTTGTAAATGGTTTTTTCATGTCAAATAAATCATTAAAAAAACCTTCAATAGATTTTCTAATCTTTTCTTCTTTTTGATTGTAAAATATTTCATCAAAAAACGATTTGAAATAATCAAAGTGTTCTCCTCGTTTCTCAAACGAAATACCTTCTTTTTTAAAATTATCGATTTGTTTGTCCCAACACCATTCAAAATGTTTTATGTTGTCTTCCTGAGTTAATGTAATCTTAGTTTCATTTGACTGAGGTTGTTCACCCAAATAAGTGTTAATGATTAAAAGATTTAAAGAATGGCTAAAATCTGAATATAACTCCAATTTTTCAGGAATTATATTATTACCCTTGAACCATATGTCAACGTCTTCAGGGGGTAATGGCTTTGTTACGTAATTAAAAAAATTCTCCATAAGATTGTTTCTTATGGAGAAAATATAATAACTAATATGTAATTGTGAATTATTGAGTGTTACGATTATATTTCATAAGTTCACTTATCCTATTAAATTCTTCATTTAATATTTTTTCTTTTTTAGGATTGTTACTTTCGGTAGTGGTCAATCTAACACCATCACCATCTGAATATCCAGGTTTCTTATCTTTTGTCGCAAAGATAGGTTGTGGTGATTTATTAGCCGCTTTTTTAGATAAGATATCTAATTTATGTGCTTTTTGTTTTTTAAGTATTTTTTTATTAACATCAGTTTTAACTGAATTAGCATACTCATCACTGTTACCTGTTTTAGAAGACCCCGCAATGATTTCATCCATCCACTCATCACTTGGGTGTATTTCATCGTAACTAATGTTTTCTTGACCTGGTCTTAGGTAATCATCGATAAACTCTTGTCCTTCATCACTCATGTTAAACCCTTTAATTTTACTTTTTTTCAAGTCTCCATTACTCATAGGGAAATTCTTAGGGTTTGTTTCATATTCTCCTTCCGAACCATCTTTTAAATAGTCTTTCATCTTTTTAGTTACCGATGCAAGATAATCTTTATTTTCTTTACCCGAACCTTTATAAGCTCTTTCATATTCGGCCATTCCTTTAGGTTTTGCTAAATTCTTCAAACCTTTAGATTCTTTTTCCAATATAATATTTTCAATTAAATTAACTATTTCTGACTCAGTAAGTTTAACCGATTCTTTTCTAACAGGTAGAGTTTTACCACCGACTTTGAATGATTTTCTTCCTTCCTCTCTTGCATTATCTAAAGCCCCTGTGAAAGCATTACCTTCTTCCATGTCAGTTTCATCCATGTGTCTTTTGTTTCCTTTTCTTAACATTCTAAAGTCTTCAGCATCGATTCTACCATTATGGTTTTTATCAAGGTTTCTTTGTCTACCATGAAGTTTTTCATTCATATTCATCTTCATAGAAGCCAAGTCTCTATTTGCTGACTTACCTGTACATTTCTCTCTATATCTTTCATCATTAGGTCCAAACATTTGTTTTTGATATTTACAAAATGCGGAATTCTCCTCTTCTTCCTCTTCAGAGTCCCATTCATTTTCTTCATCTTCTTTATCAAAGAAACGACTTCTCATGGTTTCATCATCTTTTTCTTCCTCAAAATCCTCTTCAAAATCAAAATCAATATCGTCATATTCCTCAATATAATCGAAAGATTGTTCTTCATCACCAAATGGTTCTGCAACATCATAAATACCTTCATCCATTTTAGGTAAACCACATTCCATACACATACCTTCAGAAACCATAGTTCCTGAACCACATTCACAAACATCTGATTCACTCAATTCAACCTCATATAATGGTTCTTCATCATATTCTTCTTCGTCATCTCTTTCAATCTCAATGTCATCCATAGGTTGTTTTAATAAATATTCAAGTTCTTTGTCAGACATCTTAGCAATATTAAGTTTACCAAACTTAGGGTGGTTATCTTCCATACCACCTAATTCATTAATTTGTGACATGATATCATCGGCCTTTTCGTGTATATTCTCGTTAATGAATTTTTTCACTAATCTATCGATGTATTGATTATTAACTTTTTTCATTTCTTTTTTATTTAATAAATATCTTTATTTATTGGATTTGTATTTTTGGTATTCATAAAATATGATATTCTTAAGCATATCTTCATTAATACCTTGTTTACGACTAACGTTTTTGATTACCTCAAGTAGGTCTTCATTCTCATTTGTCAATGTTAAAGCCTTAATATCACCTTGATTACAATATGGGAATTTTTTACATTTCTTTTTAACTTGAACAAACTTACCCCCTGGTATTTGTGTTTTTGACTTACCTCTCCAATCTTTCTTTTTCATTGACTTAGCCCAAGCCGCAGGAGTTACATACGACCCTGCAGAACCTGAACCTGTGGCTTCAGTTGCTTCAACCTTTTTAATTTCTTCGGTAGGTTCTTCATTCTCTCCCATTATAGGTTTCATTGAACTTATCTTTCCTATTGGGGTTTTTAATTTTTTAGAGTTTATAATCTTATCAACATCACTTTTCTTAAAAGTTTTTTTGATAATATCATTCTTTTTATTAGTTATTTTTTTGGGTGCTTCATCGGAGAACATTGTTAATTTTGGAGCTTCAAAATTTTCATTATATATATCCTTACCTATCTCCTCTAATTGTTTTTTGTTAATTGAAAACAGTGGTGAGGTAAACCCTCCTGCCGAACCTGACCCAGTCGCTTCTTTGTTTTCACTTTTTTTCTTTCTACCTTGACAATGTGCTTTTTGAGAGAATCCTTTGGGGTTGTTACAATCAATACTTTTCTTGTATTTTTCTGACCACTCTTCTTCAATGTCGTCATCCTCTTGGATTCCTTTTAACATACTATTAGCCGAAGTTAAAAACTCGGTACCACTCATTTGTGACGATAAGGCACCAAATTCATTACCCATAGCGTTTCTTAACGCTTTCCCTATTTTTGATTCTTCTTCGTTAATCATTATGCTCTTCTTAGTCTTGGTGACCAAGTACTTCTTTGGGTCCACATGTACTCATAGAACTCCGTAAATATTCGTATTACAAGTTCTTTAGCCTCAGTTTCTAATTTACCTCTTCTAAGTTCCTTAGCCATTATGTCTATGATTTTATCTTCATACTGTTTCATTGTATTACTACCAATAAAATCTTTAACTTCCTTCTTAATTAAAGTTTCAATTTCTCTCTTATCTGACGCGCTTAATGCCATTATTTAAATGCTATTATATAAACTAATGTCGCCGCAAAAAAAGCGGTAACGGATTCAATAATTGTGTGTTTTGTTTTCATTGTCTTGATATCTTTTCTTAATTTCTCATTTTCATCATAAACAATTTTAAATTTTTCCTCAGTCTTAACCATAACTACGGAAGATAAACTATCCTTTAAATTCAAGGACCCAATGACATTATCTTTTTGGATTATTTTATTATTTAACTGAAGAACTTCTTTTTCAGTTAATTTTAAAATTTCTTCAGTTCTATCACAATCATTTAAATCAATTAAAATCTGTCTGCCCACTTCAACAGGAAAACAAAGTTTTGTTGTGTCAATCTTATTATTTGGTGTTGTACTATTTTTATTAGTTTGTGTAAAACCAAATGTGGAAATAGAAAGTAATAGTGTTATTAACAAAGTTTTCATTTTAATATTTATATCTTGCTCTAAGTAAACTATCGATTTCCCTTGCGGTTGATTTACTAAGTTTACCTTCTTTTATTTCGTAAAAATTATTAACGACACTTTTCTCTATTTTTATTTTAGATATCGTTGAGTCTATTTTTCTAATTTTCTCATTATAAAGATTAATGGATTCATCAATTTTTTTTCTTTGTTCCATTATTGAATTAATCTCTTTATTTAAATGTTCTAATTTATATTTAATTAATTCTGAGTTATCTGGTGTTGGTGTGAAAGTTCTAACTAATAAATAAACTAATAAAACCCCTAATAGTGTTAAAATAATATTTTTATAATTTCTAATAAAAAATTCTTTTAAAAACTCTTTCATTATTGTTTTGTTTTTTTTCTTGATGCTAATATCTTAGCCCATTTAGATTTAAATTTTTCGTAATATTTTTGTAATTTGGTAATCATTTCAATAAATTCCTTGTCAGTTTTTATCATATCCCCATTTATGTAGATTCCACTATCTTCACCGATTGTATACATAAATTCAATGTCATAATCTATAATCTTACCTGACCACTCAACATTATTTTGATATACGTTAAGTTTATTAAAATCAACTAAATCAGAAACGTCAGTAACAAACTCATCCATAGTTTCTTGGAAAGCAATTTTTTCATCGGTTGTTAATTCAAGTTCTGTTTTATCTCTACCATGAAGTACTAAAATACCCCCCGAGATTCTGTACGCTTGTTTTTTTTCGTCTTTTTTCTCAATTTCCACATCTCCATCAACATCATCCGCAGTTTCGTACTCCTCCTCATCTTTATCGATAGAATCTTCGATGGATTTACCTATGTTTATTTTCTTAGTTATATCAGCAGTCTCATATTCTTGTTCTGTAATAATTCCATATTGTTTCTTTATGTCATTATTTTCGAACAATGAATTACCGTTATCCAATAGATTTCTTGACGCTTTTAATAATCTTTTTATTTCATCATGTGAATTGTTCATTGTCAACTTCTTTTATAAAATTTTCAAAACTGAATGAGGGACTAACGTCAGTAAAAATTGAATCATAATTACTTCTAGTTGTCACTCCTTCGTATTTCTCAACTCCGTTTATTTTTGTATTATGTCCGATAATATTCTTTTTAATCCCTGTTTCCTCAAACAATTTTTTAATTAATTCAACAGTTGAGGTTATCTGTTCTTCAGTGTACGGGTCCCAAAAAAAATAGTCTCTCCACTTTTTTTCAAAAGCTTTACCTTTATAAATATCACCAATCCAGTTAACGTAATAATCTTTTAGAGGTTCTTTTTGTAACCAACCTAAATTTTCTAAAGAAATCACAATAGAGTTCTTGTTAATACTCTCTTTAGGGAATATTTCTGAGTACTCATTGTTATTTAACAATTGTAGTACCTTACCATTTTTGGTTACTATATAATTTGGGATTTTCTTAAATTTTCCGTTGTATCGGTATTTTAAGGATTGTAAATAATTCTCAACATTTCTTGATGTATGTATCAATATTATTTGTGACTTTTTTTTATTTTTTCCTAAAGATTTAAACTCTCCATACTTTTCAACATCAAACATTCCATAACTAATTTGAAGTTTATTAGGTTAAACTTTTTTTGTGTAAGTTAATCTTCTAACTCTGTCTTCTTTATTTTCTTCGGTTTTGGAAGGAAATAAATAAGCCTCGACTAAATCGTCACTTAAAATTTTATCATCTTCAATAATATCTTCTTCAACATGGTAAGGTGTAAACGCCAATGCACTTGGTTCTTCCTCGATTTCTTCTTCTGTTGGATTTGTGGGTAGTTTACCTTCTTCTTTAAGTTCATTAACTTTTTTCCATACTTTTTCAGATTCTTTCTTCAAATCAGATTTAGGTTCTTCTTCTAATTCTTCTACAATATCTTCAGATATTTTTTTAGTTTCATCTTCATATTTTACAAAAAAATGTAGTGAGGTTAATGATATTATTGGTAATAAACCACCTTCTAAGAAAGCTAACCATCTTTTCATAGCAGGAATATCTGAAGGGTCAGAACCAATCATTTCCCAAACAGGACTTGTTAATTCCACCCAAGATTTAAATAAATCCCCATTAGGGTCAATCTCTTTATATGAGAAGAATATATTACCTATCATTTGAATAAACGTTACTAATCCAAACATAAACCAAACACCACCTCTAATTTTATTAGTTGCAGCAACAAGAGCGGTCATTGCCCCTACTTCAATCGCTATTGAAAGATAAATTGCCCAACTTAGTGGATTTGCGATATTATACCAAGAGACCACATGGGAAATTGAAATCACTGCAACTAAAATTATAGGGACTAAGAACATAGTCCTATTAGGATTATTCTTTATCCATTCCCAAATTTTCTTCATTTTTGTAATTCTTTAATATTTTTTTTAACAACCATATGTAACTGCATTAATTGTTCACCTCTATCTTTACTTGAGATATAATTATCGTACTCAGTATGTACTTTAATTTTTTCAATCCTAATTACCTCAGATATATTTTTAATAGTGTCTTTTTGACCATTTATAATTTTAGTTAAACTATCAACCATTTCTGTTTGTTTAGTCTCATTTTTTTCAAATTTTCTAACTTCTCCTGATTTTATACAAGACCTAAAAAAGAATATAAATAATAAAGTTGATAGAATATGTATTCTATATTTTTTAATAAATTCAATAAATTTTTTCATAATAATATTTTTTATAAAATTAAAAAACCTTCTATCATAATAAATAGAAGGTTTTTCTTTTTTTACATATAGTCGAATAATATCGACCCATCGTTCCTCAATTTTCTGAGGGCTTTTTCTTTAATCTGTCTAACCCTTTCTTTGGTAAGTTTAAAATCACCACCAATTTCTTCAAGAGTTCTAGGGGTCCCTGTAAAACCAAAGTAATCCTCGATAATAACTCGTTCTCTTTCATCTAAACTATTAAGTAATACCATAAGTTGGGTTTTTAACATATCTTTACTATTGAAAACTCCGTCAGGCATATCTGCATCATCATTCTTGATTATGTCCAATAGAGTGTCGAATTCATCGTTGATGTTCATATCCAAATCAATGGTTGATGGTAGATTTAAAAATTTGTCGTCTAAACTACCTCCGTTACTTTCAACTTCTTTCTTAGCTCGATGTAAATCTTGGATTACATTTACAGGGAGTCTGATTGTCCTTGCATTATCATTCAATGATTGTAAAATAGATTGTTTTACCCACCAAACCGCATATGAGATAAATCTAAGGTCTTTACCCCAATCAAAATTTTTGATTGCTTTCATCAACCCAAGATTACCTTCAGCAATTAAGTCAGGAAAATCAAGACCTTGATTTTGATACTGTTTTGCAACTGTAATCACAAATCTAAGATTACCTTCAAGTAATTCTTTGTGAATAGATTCTACTTGTCGAGATGTCAAATTACCTGACTTCATTAGTTTAGCTAATTCTCTCTCCCTTTCAGGTGTCATAACCTTAATCTTTCTTATATCTTTCAGATAATGTTGTATTTCTTCCTGATTAATAGGAATCCCTGAGTTTTTTTCCTTCATATTATTTTGTATATTTTTTTAACAATTCTTTTTCGTATGATGATAGTGATTCATAACCATAATCCGCTATTTTATCAAATAATTCATCAAAAGTAATTTCTTTTTTCTTATTTTTTTTGATTTTTAATAAATCATCTTCTTCAGATTCGGTTAATACCATGTCTGTTTCTTCTTCCAAATCCCCAAAAAACAATTTTTGTACCTCTAATTGTTCTTCTAAAGTATTTGTGTCTTCTTTGGAAGGATTGTCAGTATTAAACAAGTGATTCTCGATTTTTGGGTCTAACCAATATGACATTTTGTCAGGTTCATGTCTGATAAGGAAATAAACTATACCTGAATCTCCCAATACCATTGAAAAGTAGTCGTGTATCTTTTGTTCCTCATCAAATGTTTTAAATACAAATATTGATGATTCAGGTCCGTAATAATATTTAATATCTGATTTACCAACTACCGATACTATATCTTCAGCTAAGACTTTAACAAACGCTCCTTGATTTTTGTGTGTTGCGAAAACGAATAAAATGTATTCCATAAACTATAAACTAATTGTTTTACAAATTTAATAAACCTTTTTGAATCTACAAATTACTGGGTGACAAAACTTATATTATTTTCTTTACGTATTTTAATTACATTATCCGACCAATTGGATACCAATGGGTTATGGGTGATAACAAAAATTTTCTCAAAATATTCTTTAATTTTAATAAAGAATTCTGAAACCATTTCTAAATTATCGTTTGATATTTTACCAAATACTTCATCAAATACAATAATGTTAGGTTTAGGTAATGAACATATTTTACTTAGGACCGCTCTCAACGCTAGTGAGGCAATTGTTCTTTCATATCCTGAACCTGACGACATTAATTTTTCAACTTGGGTATTATTATCAATCATAATAAATTCTACTTCATTTTTATCGTTGATTCTAATTTCTAATCTAAAGTGAGAACTATCTTCCAACAATCTTTGTAGTTCTGAATTAATTAATGGCATCATGGTTTTCATAATCATTTTAGAAATCCCATTTTTACCATAAATCTCAAGGTATGTTTTATATATCTTTTCTTTCTCAGATTCTTCAGAAATCTTTTTAATCTTAATATTATTTTGTTCTATCTTTTCTTTATACGAAGAAATTTGATAATTGTTACTATCAATTTTTCTTGTTATAGAATTTTTCTCAGCTTCCAACTCATCAATTCTTAAACCCGCTTTTATTATCTGTGTCTCGAGTTTTTCATTTGCAGAAATCTTATCCTGTAATTCATTATACTTTGAGAGTTTTTCTTCAAGCCCTTTTATTTTCAAGTCAAAACTTTCAATACTAAGTTCATATTTTTCTTTGATTAACTTATTTTTTTCGTACTCATCAAACTCTTTTTTTAACTTAACAAAACTTTGTTCTTTGTAGGATAAATCCTGCATAACAATCGTTTTTGTGGTCTTTTGCACGATAAGTCCGTCAAGTTCCGCAATTTTAGCATTTGTGATTGCTGCGTTCATTAACTCAATACCACAGTGTTCACACTTGATTCCACCCTCTACTTCAGACTTTAACTTATTAATTGATGAAATCTCGGTATCAACTTGAATAATTTTTTTGTAAATCTCATTATATTGTTCTTTGACCTCATCGTGTTTGTCCTCATGGTAAAACTCAGATGGTTCAATAACATTTATCAATGATAATTGATTTTCAACACCTTTTTTTTGCGTTTTAAAATATTCTATTTCACCTAAAACTTTATCAGGTGATAACAAACTAATCTCTTTATCAATATCAGTATGTTTACTTTTGAGTAGGTTGTCTCGGTATTCCTGTCCTTTTATTATCCTATTTTGAACGTCAATTAAATTAGTTTGTTGGGTCATGTTGTTCTCATCAAAACTTTTAATTTGTTCAGAGTATGTTTCGTTATCAGTCTTAAGTTTTTCACTACTATATACGTTTGATAACATTGATTTGGAGAATTCACTATATATTTCTTTACCAACTTCTTCTTTCTTTTTTAAGAAATCCAATCCCATGAACCTAGAAAGTACCTGACCTCTTGCAGTTGGTTTAGAGTCAATCAAATCTTCTAAATTAGTTGCGGTAGTTAATATTGTCATTAAGAAGTCGTCTTTAGAACCTATGGATGTTTTAATGAATGATTCAGTTTCTCTACGTTGTTCCCCTGTAAAATTTTGTAAACTACCATCGGATAACTTTTTGAAGAAGTCTAATTCTGTTTTTACATTCCAATCCCCACTTTTAGATTTCTTTCTTTCAATGTTCCTAACAATAATATATTCTTCACCGTCAATTACAATCTCACCTTTAACGTGTACTTTATTCTTATCTGTAAATCTATTGAATATTTCCTCAGCTTTACTTGTTTTAGTTGTTTCATTAAAGAATAAGAATAGTAGTAAGTCAACACTTAATACTGTTTTTCCTCCAAAATTTGGTGGATTTGATTCAACAACTGAAATACCGTTACATTTATCAAAATCAATTCTTTGGTTTTCTCCGTATGAAAGGAAATTTGAAAACTCTATGTTTTTAATGAACCATCTTTTGAATGGTGTTACGTCAGTTTCATTAGCCAATAGTTTATTATCAACAATGTTGTCCAAGTTTGAAACATCATCAATAATGTTTTTTTGTGATTTGTTTTCAAGATAAGATTTAACAAGTTCTACCTGATAATTTTTATCCAAGATATTAAATGATATATCAACATTGTGAGTAACATCTTCCGAAACTTTAGTTTTGGTTATAACATTAACATTTGTCGTGTTGTACTTCTTTTGGAAGTAATGTCTAACACTTTTAATTTTTTCTTGGGTGAAATTTTCAGCATGGTCTTCCCATATCACTTGTAGATATGGGTTGTCCAAATTGGTAAAATCCAATTCTTTTATCATTATTTTGTAATTAAAATTTACAGGTGGATTAAATAAATCCATTTTATTTTTCTAACTTAGAAATTTGGTCTTCAGTTGGTTTTTCTTCTTGGGTTGATTCTTCCACTACTACGTCAGTAATATTTTCAGCGTTTAATTCTTCATTTTCAGTTAAACCTGAAAATTTATCCGTAAACTCTTTTAATTTTTGTTCCATCATTTCAGAATACAACTTATTCATTTTTTTACGTTCCATTTCCAATTTTTGGTTTCTATCTTTTACTCTTTTGTTGTGGGATTTTTTACCCCCTCGTTTTCTTGATTGTGGCATAAATTTTTTATTTAAATTTACATATTATTTCTTATGATGTCAATTACGTTTTGGTCAATGGGATTTTTTTCAATTTGTCTAATCATTTGGTCAGTCCTTTCCTTATCAATCTTACTTTGTAAATTTTCTAAATCCTTATCAAAGGATGGTATATCCTTTTTAAGTTCTGTGATAACTTCCTCATCATCAGTCATAAACGTCTTGAAATAAGCGTCGTCAAGATACACTTTAGTATTCATTACTTTGTTGATGTGTTTTTTAATCTCATCTTTCTTAACACCTAACACTTTTCTTATTTTATAAGATTGTTCAATTGATTTGAATTTTCTAAAAGTAACGTCTTGGGCTTCACTCTTAAAATTAATATCAATTTTATTTTCTTCCAAGTATTCAAGTATATCCATTAAAGTATCATGCTCATCCATTATACCCATTGATTCGAAGAGTGCAAAAAGGTCTTCAGAAGGTATTACCCATCTTTGCTCTTTTTTACTCTGAATTTGTTTTTCTATAAAATCCATTAACTTTGGCATACTATTACAATTTTGTTGGTCTATTTTCTTCAAACCATTCTATAATTGCATTTATCGCCCACACTGACCCTGACGAAATTATTCCGTCAAAAAACCAACTAATCCATAATGGAGTTTCATATAACATAAATGTCGGTGAAAAAATAGTTAGTGATAAAAACCATCCTCCATGAAACCCAAAACACATCGGACACGATAAAATTCCAGAAATAAATTGCCCAACAGGTCTAAATAGGGCGTATTCATTATCCCCCCAATTATTAAAAAAAGTTCTAACCCCTTCAAATATTGAGGAGAATACCATAATGTTCATTAATCCGTAACTTAAAATGAACCATGTTAAAATGTTAGTTGTCATATTTTATATTTTTTTTAATATTATC